NTTTATAAATGTCAGGGTGTAGGCTAGCGGTCAAGAGTCTCCCGCCCTGGAAGCGGGATCACACAAGTTCGAATCTTGTCACCCTGACCAGATTGATTTATCCGTTGATCCAGTGTAGCAAATCAACGGATTACCAAACGGTTGCCGAATACCGTGCCCCACCGGTAAAAGAGTAATTTGGGAGAAAATCGGCAAAATAAAGTGCTGAACTTCGAGATGCGGAGAGCCGATATCAGTTAATTGATTGACAGATGGTAATCTTAGAGGCGAGAAGTTAAGTTGCAACCAGCACAATTGATGTGTAGGGGTACTATCTGACTTAGCTGACGGTCAGTATGTCCTACTACGGGGGTACTATCGGACGTTCCGCTATGTACCTGCAAGCAAGAGTCAAGTTCATTAAGTTAAGTATTGTGCATTACACGTGTTCCTGTAATACTTCTTTTTGAACTTGGCTCTTTTTTTTTGATAAAAGTAAAAAAAATTACTTGACAAATTAAATTAACGAGGTAATATTAAAAATGAAGCTTATATTATTTATAGCGGGTCTTTTTATAGTTCTTTTAGCTTGGAATAATTGGCAACTTGAGAAAAGAGTTAAATGTTTAGAAGATTACGTAAAAATAACACAAGAAAAGGAAAATGAAGGTGAGCAAAAAATTTCCAGATAATAGAGAAAATCTTAATCGAGGTTTTGCGGATAATGATGTCGCTCATACTTGGGAAGAGGAAGACAGTCTAGCCAACGGTCGTTCTTATAGACTATACTATAATTATACTTATGGTAAGATTCCTATCGGGGCTGTTGTGGAGATAAAAGGTAAGTTCAAACCTATGATGTGGATGTATAATGATTTTAAGGTTAATTTCGGGTATATCAGAAGTTCTAAAGGTGAGGTTTTTGATCTTGATTTCAATTCTCTTGAAGTGGCTAAAAAATTCGTTGAGAAATGTTTGATAAGTAAGGAGTTCTAAGATGTTTTTATTAGTATGCGATGAGAAAGAGGAGTCAACAGAATTAATTCCCTGCACTTCCTTTAGTGCAAAGACTGTGTTGGAAAATGCTAAGAAAGCTTTAGAAATTAAACATACCAAAGGTACTAAAGAAGCTATTGTATGGTCTTTAGTGAGTAAGAATACAGTATTCGGTGCAGTGTGCAGAGGTATGGGTAGATGGGCTATAACACTGACACTTATAGGTGTAAAGAACAGTAACATTTCTTTAGGAGGTGTAACATGAGGTATAAATATTTTTTACCTTCTTTAAAGTGTAGATTTTTAGCTTTTATTGCAAAGTTATTCAATGTCACAATAATAACGGGGGTACAGTTACCTATAAAACCTTTAAAGCCTTTACCAAATAAAGAAGGAATAAGACTTAAAGTCATTAAACATTGGAGTTAATCATGATTTATGCAATATTGTCAGTTATAATTGTTATATTGAGTATAACCACATACACTTATAAGTGGCGAAGCGAAAGAGACTTATTTACTGGTTGTTATACAAAAGATTGGGCTATCACTAGAAGGAATAGCAAATTAGCCAGAATGATGAAACGTACCGATAAGAAAGGCGTACCTTTTGGTCTTGCAATTATCGACTTTGATGATTTTAAAAGTATTAACGATAAAAAGGGTCATCCGTATGGGGACCAAGTTATTCTCAGTATAGTTAATTTGATTAATAAAGTTTTAAAAAAGAAGGGGGTCTTAATTCGTTATGGTGGTGACGAGCTTATGGTATTAATTTCAAATACTTATGCACAGGAATTCTCCAATATATGTAATGACTTCAGATTTGCGGTTAAAGGTAACACTGAACATACAGTATCGGTAGGTGGTGCAATGTTTATTAAAGGGGATGAAATAAATGTTGAAAAACTTATAGGTTTAGCTGATAAAAATCTTTATGCTGCCAAAGAAAAAGGAAAAGACTGGAGCGTTGTTACTTGACAATATTTTTTGATAAGGTATAATAAAAATATAGGAAGATTATTATCGTGGCTAAAACTATCATCACAACTATTAATAAATGTAGCGAATGTCTCCACTCAAGTCATACCGGAGCTTTTATTAAAGGTGGTTCGAAAATATGTTGTGATCACGATTTAGTGTGTAAGAGTAGAGGTTATGATTGTTTTAGACGGATTATTAGAAATGTAGATAAGATACCAGGGTGGTGTCCTTTATAGAATAAGGTAAATATATTATGTTTGGAAGTAAAGCAAGAAAGATTGAGATTTTGGAAGGGATAGTTGCGTCAAAAAAAGACACTATTGAAAGTCTTCTTGTTGATATGAGGAGACTTGAATATAAGGTTGAGAAAAGGGAAGAAAAAATTAGGGAGTTATCCGACAAATTCAACGAATTTTCAAAGGTGTCTACTAAACTTGAAGCTGCTATAAAAAGGGGCAAACAACTCAATATAGAGTTAAATCAGGCCAGGTACGCACATATCAAATATGGTAAAGATTTAGCCTCTCTTAATTATAGAGTGAACTGTCAGCAAGAGAAAATAGAAAAGGTACTTGGATTATGATACTTTTTGGTAATGGAGATGTAGAAGGAATTCTTGAAGAACTGGAGCGGACTACCGGCACTAAAGATAAGATAGCTCTCATTGCAAAGCACAGCGAAAATGAGGCACTTAAAGCTTATTTTGATGTGGCACTCAATCCTTATCGAGTGTACCACGTTAAAAAACTTCCTACGAAGCCCGTGAGCGATAAGTCACTTAACATGGCTACGCTGAAAGATATTTATAGTCTCGGTGGACTGGCAAAATATCTCGGAAAGAAGAAAGCTCTTAAGAATGAAGATCGGGATGTTATTTACCATTATTTTGACGGGCTGTTTACTGAGTTGCAGAAAAAATGGGCAGGTAAAGCTATTCTTAAGAAGCCTATTGCTGGCGTATCGGTGAAGACAGTAAACAAAGCTTATGATGAAAAAATTGTGCCGGAATATAATGTTCTTCTTATGAGTTCTTGGAAAGAGGCTTATAGTAAGTTTGAATTTCCGGTATATGTTCAAAGAAAACTTGATGGATACCGCTGCACTTACATTCCAAATGTTGGTTTCGTTGGCCGGAGTGGAATAATTGTAGCAAATGTTAATCTTCCAACTTATTTACAAATGGGGAAGGTGGTTTCGGTAGGCCGGAATATGCTTAATGAATTGAATTCTGTTTTTGACGGGGAGTTATACTCTCATGCTCACTCATTCAATGAAATTTCCAGTATTCTTTCTAGTGAGAATAAACCTATACCACCGGAGCTAAAGTACAATGTTTTCAATATTATTCCGGTACAAGAGTGGCATGCTCAAATAGTTTCCGGTACGTATACAGATCAGCTTCAATTGTTTCAACTTCTTTTGACTATACAAAATTCAAAAACTATTCCCATCGATACTTATCTCTGTAAAAATCCTGAAGACTTAAAAGCTTTGTATGACTCTTTCCTGGCAGAGGGATATGAAGGGGCAATAGTTCGGGCTACAAATTTTGTTTATGCCTGGAAGCGGTGCACTGCAAAGTCGAAAACGATTACTAAATTGAAACCAATGGATCATATTGACGCAAAGATTGTGGACTATTTTGAGTGGAGAGGGGATTATGTACAATATTTTCAGAAAAGAATTCAAGAAGGTGAACTTGATCCGAACAATCTTCCGAAAATGCTCGGAGGATTTGTTACAGAGCTTGAGAGTGGTAAAGAGGTTGAGGTAGGTTCTGGCTTTAAAGAATTGGAGAGAATCCAATTTTGGAAAGAAAAAGACTTTTTAATAGGGAGATGGATAAGGCTGCAATATAATGAGATTACCCCGGACGGTAGTTTGAGGTTTCCTGTATTTGATGATTTAAGGGACGATAAGGAATAATATGAAAAATTAGAGGATTTATCTTATGTCAAGAGTAAGAATCAGAGCATTCGGTCCAGATATTAACCCTAATGTGATAACTGAAAAGATGAACGGATTCTTGGATAGTTCAAGAATAAAATACGTTGACCATACGTATTCTGTGTTCAAAAATTCGAAAGTAATAACTAGGTCAAATACTGGAGGGCACGAGCATTTTGGGTCAATCGCTTATTATACAAGAGAATTGGAGATTGAAGATGAAGATAGTAAGACTTAAAATACCGTATGATGAGGTGATTTATTTCTTCCTCAGCTTAGTTCCTTGGATCTATAAATTAAATCATCCGGCTAATGAACTGAGGTGTTGGTGTACAGGAAAATCTTTAGTCTTAAAACGAGATAACTGGAGGGCACACCTTCTTTGTTGTCGGTGTTTCAGACTATGGATAATGCCAAATAATGGAATGCCTTATCAGAAAAGTGATTTCACAAAGCATTGTAAAAAAGCAAAAACAAGGTGGGCACATGCATGAAAGGAATAAAACAAGTAATTGAAGCCTTGAAGAAAGCAGGGGCGGAAGTTTTGGAAGTTAATCCAGTTCATGATTTATTTATTGATATTGATTATGGACTGCTAGAGGAAACTGTGGCTGCTTTAGGTACACAAGACGAAGAAGGTAATGTATACTTAAAAGAAGTTTATAGAAGTGGGTATCGATCCGGAAAATCTTTAACATCGGCTGAATTAATGAGATATTCTTGTGAGATGTACAGTAAAAATTTGAGTGAGATTCTCAATTGTGGTATATCTGATGAAGAGTCTATAAAGATGCTTGAGAAATTTTATAAAGACTACCCTGAGCTTAATGAGTGGTTGAACAAGCATATGCAGAAACCATGCGGTGAAGTTTCAGTGGGAGAGGGTGTAAAGTGTTTACCTCCACCGAAAGAGAGTAAAGATGACGATTCAGGAGTCTAAAAATATCCTAAACGAATTGGGTTTTGAAAGAGGAAAAGTTATCGGGGTATGGATCTATAGTCAGAAGCTTTTACCTGGGAATGAAATAGAAGTGGTTTATTTTATAAAGGGTAGCTTTTGGATAAAAGACGGGGAACAACGAGTATTTTCAGGTAATTATAAGACTTTGGATAGTGGAGCTTTTATAAAAGAATTAATAAAAGTCACAAATATTACTTGACAAATAAATATCAGTGATTATACTTAATAATAGGAGTCAGTTAATGTTAACGGGTATGCTTTTTATTTTTTCGTTAACAGGTATTCAAATGTTTATTCTTTTTAAAGAAGCAAAACTTAATGAGGGAGAATATTTTGAAATCAGCTATTGTTTGTAACTCTTGTGTTCACGACTATGAAAAGAAGAAAGATATATCATTTTTTGCTTTCTTCTTTGTCACAGCTTTCGTTATAGGCATTTGGTATGGAGCAACATGGATATACGAGTTACTGGCTTTGAAGTACGGTGGTGTACTTGCTTTCAAGCTCGTATATGGTTTCTTTTGTACAGTAGGCAGCATCAGACTTTTTAAGTGTACCTATGATTGGACACATGCTTTTGACTAGGAGGTATACAGTTTTGAACAGCCCAGTTTTTTCGATTATCGGGGACCCTGATAAAGATGTCCAGATAATTAGGCCGGACGATAACGGTCAGTTCGTAAGAGATAATTCTAAGAAAAAGGATAGGTCGAAGAAGTAACTTTTTGTAGTGTCAATTTTTTAAATGAGGTTTTTAACAGAATGAAGTATGACGTAACATTTAACGGACCTTTAAGAGAACACGCTGTAGATCTTGGTTATCGTAGTCTTGGGACGAAAGATCTTGAGATACTCAGGAAAGTTATAGACGGTGATGTACCATTGGAGTGTGTGGAATCACTTATAGAAAGTATACGCAGTGATTTCAGCTTCACTGTACCGGAGGAGATAGCTGTCACTCTTCCTTGTTTTGAGAACGAAAACTCATTGGCTGTTAATGTAGAGAACGGTGCGCTGAATAAATATGTCAGGGAAGTACCTCATGTAGACCGTCATCCAGTTACCGGTAAAGTTAGAAAAGTAAAACTTGTAAGGGGATTACCGGACGAAGATGTCGTAGAAAATTGGGTAGCCGCAGGTTGTCCCGGTATTGAGTCGGATGAAAAAAAAGAAGAGAAAGAAGACAAACCGGTAACTTTTTAACGGGACCCACTTTTAATTTGAAATAAGGAACCCTCTTTTTGTGGGGAGAGGGTTCCCAAAAGTTTTGAAAATGCGTTTTTAAAAATAATGGGGAGGGGGTGTGTAGGTAATGAGTTCATGGAAGACGAAATTTGGAAAGATATTGAGAGGTATGAAGGGGCTTATCAAATTAGTTCGTTTGGAGATGTTAAAAGCTTAAGACGAAAGGATAGTTCAGGCAGACGTTGGTTGAAAGAACGTATTTTTAAGCCAAGACTTGATAGATATGGTTATTACCACTTAGGTTTGTCTATTAAAGGACGTGTATCTGATGTTAAAGTTCATAGATTATAGCTTTAGCTTTCATTCCTAATCCTGAAAGTAAGCCTGAAGTTAATCATAAGAGCGGCATTAAAACTTGTAATGAAGTTACTAATCTGGAATGGGTTACTAATAAAGAAAATGTGATACATAGAGATACCATTTTGAAGAAGCATACTAAAGGTGAGCATAATGGCCGGTCAAAATTAATAAGAGCAGATATACTACAAATACGAGATAGCCTTTTACCAAGAAGAAAACTTGCTGAAATATTTAACGTGACCCCGAAATATATAAGTAATATTAAAAATAGAAAGAATTGGAAACATATTTGATTTAATGTACAAACGTGACCTCCTCAACATTGTCTTGTTTGTACAGGGATAGTCAATCTGACTAATTGACTATCCCGCCCGCCTATATAGAGTCGATTTAGAAAATTTGCCTGCTAAGGTTAAGTGCATAAACCTAAAAAATTTCAAGCTGCTAAGCTTTCTTCTATAAGGGCTTTTTTGGATTTTTTATTTTTGTGACATTTTGTCGTACTGACGAAAATTGACACTGACAGAATTTGTCATACTGACAAAATGTCACAGAGTACGAAAATGTAACCAACTGATAAATTACATTTTCGTACTCATATAATCAATATATTTTCAAAGAACATGCTTTATTATAATTGCGATCTTCATGCCATACCAAAAGATTTTGGCATAATTCTTGCTATTTACATTATTAATAGAAAATGTCAATAACTCTCTTAACAGTTAACTAAGTGTCAATAACTGTCATACATGCCGTTAAATGTCACTTTACTATTATTATAACACAATCAATCAGTTAAGCAAGCTTTTGTTAAATAGGGTGACAAAATTTGTTAATTTCCCAAACTTCCTCCGGATTATAACTACTTGTTTTTATTAACTCTTATGTTTTGGCATGAGCATTGCTATATACAAGAGCAAGCTGAACAAATAAAAGAGTTTAAGGAGTAAAATCGTGAAAAAGTGTGCAGGTTGCCAGTGTAATTATTGCAAAAAGGATATAAGAGATAAATTAAAAAATTGCGGTAATTGTTCTGTATATGCTTATAAGAGTACAAAGTGTGGTTATGGAGAGTGCCCAGACGGTAACAGAAAATTCTTTAATCCTTTTGGCTGGAATGAAGCTTAAGGAGTAAAAAATCATGAATGAACAAGATAAGGAGTTGTTGGAAGGGTTAATTGATAAGTATTGCTTATGCGATGTTATCGACAATTTACGGACAATATGTTATGCTAAAGCCGATCATATACAAACAAATTGGCAAGATGATCGCTTAGCGGGCGAATGGGAGGACGTAGGAGACAATCTACAAGATTATGACTCGCGTCATTGCCCAAACCATCATTAAACACTAAACATAAGGAAGTGTTAAACATGGATGCAATAGAAATTGATTGGTTAGAAGAGATAACAGAAGAGGACTATAAGGAGTTTTTAAATGATAATTACCCTACCGTTGATATTTGCGGTATGACAATGAATCAAGGCGATATTCTCTTTGAAATGGATAATATCGCCTTCCGGGAGTCTTACAATAATCATATCGATGCAGAAGAACGGGATCAAGGCAGTTTTAAATGTGGGGCGTGCGATAGTATGCACTGCTATAAAGAGGAAGCAGAGGAATGTTGTCAAGAGGAAGAAGAATAAACCAATAACATCAAACATTAAACAAAAGGAAGTGTTAACATGTTAAACGTAGAAAATTGTAGTCCGTCTGGTAAGGCCGCCCCATGTCAGGTTGTCTCAGATACTAAAGGCACTCGTTATATGAGCTATAATACCGTTATAGCCTTTGACCATGAAGGAGTGAAGTTATAAGCGATCATAAATGGAGTGTTACCACAGGGCGGCATAAGAGCTATATCAAAGATTATGTTTCAAATTCAGAGGTTATATACCATCTTGAGTTTAAAAGATTGTATCAAGAAACATTTGGGGAGGAATACGAAAATAATTATTAAGGAGTAAAAGCAGAATAATGTATTTTTTGATGGAAAAGGGACTTGATGATCGTTATAATTTAATGGATTATTCTTTTGATAAGGAGATATTAATCCGCTCGTTATCTACGCTTTTAAGAGTAAAACAGAAGGAGAAAGAAGGCTTTACTTTCAAGCCTGTGAGAGTGCTTGAGAATAAAAAATATCGGTATGCTGTCACAACGAGCGAATATTACGAGTATTCTATAACAGAAGAAAATACCGTTAATTTTAAGGATTATTTATAAAATTACTTGACAAACTCAGATATCACGATATACTTATAATTAAAGAGTGAAACTAAAGTATTGGAGTGAGTCATGTTAATAAATTGGTTCTTTCCCGAAATCAAAGAACGTGAAAAGGAAGAGACAAAAAGGTTATTATCTGACTTGGAAACTTTTACTAAGCGTTATTGCAGTAAGGAAAGGACTATAAAACTTATGAAACAAAAAAAGTCTTTTATAGTAACTGAAAATATTTCAGCTTTAAATATTAAAACGGGGAGTATACCGCTTTTAAGCGTAAAATCAAGCAATATAAAAGCCGTTGGTTTTCGGGGTGGACTTCTCTATGTTGCTTTCAACACAAATGACGTTTACAGCTATGAGGGAGTACCTCAACAAATAGCGGTTAACTTTCTCAGAGCCAAGAGTAAAGGGAGATACTTTAATTTCTTTATTCGTAAACCGGGTTTTTCATATAAAAAAGAGGGTACTTTTCGACTTAAAAAATTTATTAAAAAAAGTGAAAAAACTACTTGACAAATCTTGAATTCACGCTATACTTTAAAATAGTTAGGGAGTAAACAATCAAGGAGTAAAGACATGTATCAAGTAAACCTCTTAAGTAATTGCATAATGATAGCATTATCAGTTTTAGTATGCGTTCCTGTAGGCGTAGGATTGCTAAGAGGTGTTTTTATTTGGAAATATAGAAGATAAGGAGTAAAAACTTATGGATGGAAATAAGATACTTTACAGTATTTGTGTTGACGATGTTAAAATGGTACTTAAGCAAGAAAAAGATATCGATTTTGACGCATTATCGGAGGATAAACAAGACGATATTATAAGACTTGCCAGAAAGTGCTTAGAAAACGGTATTGACTGGTATACTCCCCTTTTGTGGATTTGAAAAGGTACAACCAGACGGCACCATAAAAGAGGATTAACGAACGGCATAAATTATGCAAGAAATTTGGAAAAGTATAAGAAACTACGAAGGTTTATATAAAATAAGTAGTTTTGGAAGAGTAATAAATATTGCGAAACAAAAAGTTAAAATTCTTAAACATGGGCTGAACGGTAGAGGTTATCTTATTGTAAGTTTGTGGAAAGATAATAAGGGAAAAACGTTCAGAATTCATAGACTTGTAGCAGATCATTTTATACTAAATGAATATAATAAATCTTGTGTAAATCATAAGAACGGGGTTAAAATAGATAACTGTGTTAATAATCTTGAATGGTGTACCTATTCAGAAAATAATAAGCATGCTTTTGATATTGGCTTAAATAGGAGTAACAACGGAGAAAAAAACGGAAAAGCAAAGTTGACTAAGGAAAATGTATTACAAATAAGAAATAGTGATTTATCTTGTAAAGAATTAATGAAGATATTTGAGATATCTCAAGCAACTGTAAGTGATATTAAGACTTATAAAACTTGGAAACATCTTTAATAATACTAATGGCGGCGGAAAGGTTTGTTACTCCTTCCCTTTCCGCAAAAGAGGGGAAACGGCTTTTACTCCGGGCTCGTTTCCCCACATGAGAGGGAGCGGTTTTTGTATGTTTATCCGCTCCCCTCAATTTTTAGGAGTAAAGGAGTAAAATTATGCATAAAGAAAGAAAGCTTGACACAAGAAAACCGCTTGATATGTTACGTTTCATTGTAATGTATCCGCTTTCCTTTCCTGGACTATACGAGCACTGCGCCATGACTCAAGACGGTGGTTTGATATGTTCAGATTGTGTAAAAGAAAATTACAAGGAAATGTTTTCTGCCGCAAAAAATGGAGGCGATCAACAATGGGAGATAGTTGGAATAATAACCGATTGTCAAGTTGAAAATGCTAGTTGTGCCCATTGTAGCAAAGAGATCGGATACCAGATAGAAGAGGAGTAAAAAGTGACTATTGCAGAACTAGCAGAGATTGAAGAAAGAGAGGGGAGAGAGTTTATTTTAATAACTAACTCTCAAGACATTGCCGCCTATTTAAATGATATGTTTGAAATTGATAATAATGAGTATGGTTTACTTTTTGTTGAATTGATAGACGGAGAAGTTAACGAAATGTACGGGCATTTTCAAGAGGTGCCATATAACCATTATGAGCTTGACAAATTAGTTTAAGGAGTAAACAAGTTATGGATGAAATACATGTTTTTACGCCTGTCTGCATTGCCGACCTTGAAGCGGCAGAAGATAACCTATATAAATTGAGACAGCAAACTAAAAATAAGGATCGTCTTAAGAAAATTGACAAGAATATCTTAAGAGCGAGCAAGCAAATACAGAGCTTTTATAGCAGTTTGCCGACTGCTTAATGTAACAGAGGAGTAAACCTATTATGGACGCTTACCGTTATCATGTCAAATTTGAGCAAGAGATTAAACGAGACGTTAATCAGGCTCATTATTTAGCTGCTCATTATAATGAATATAAGCAAGAGCTTGATCGTTTAAAAGTGGGCGGAATAGTCAAAAGGGAGACTGAAGAAGCAAAAAGCATGATAAATGAAACGGTTTATAATCGTATGCTTGACTGGTATAAAGCAGACTATAACCCACTTTTAAAAACTGAAAATTTTGTGCAAAGATTGTATGAAGTTGTTTCCGACACTCGTTACGCCGTTATATGGTGTTACACTCTTGCCTTCCTCCATGCTAAAAATTGACATATTTTGTCAACATCTTTGACAATTATTGACACCTCTTTGTAAACCTGCATAAATAAAGGGACGGGTAGTGTCAATAATTGTCACTAGTTATGACGTATTGTGTCACTTTCTATCCCTCCTCAATTCTAACTCATTGTTTTTATTAGCTTTTTGTTTGGCACGGGACTTGCTATATATAAGAGTAAGAACACAAAAACAAGGAGCTAGAAAACAATGAAAACCTTAACCAAAATACTAAAAACCCTCACTACAGAGTACACCTTCTTCCACACTGATTACGCAAAATTCAACGAGAATGACCTTACAGAAAAAGAAGCAGACGAACTCTTAAAGGAACTGGATGAAAACTTCTAAGGTTAAGGAACTTAAAGCCGCCAAAACACAAGGAGCAAAAGCCATGACAACGCAAGACCTCAAAGAGGTGAGAGTTATTCTAAATCAGCTTACGGAGGATGAAAAAGAAGAATTAGAGTTAATGACTCATGATACTGAATCGGTGAAAGTTATCGTAAACAATTATGTTTTAAGCTGTAAAGCAAGGCAAGCAAAACCGAATTTAAAGGAGTTTAAAGAGTCTCGTTTATACTAAAAAAGGAGTAAAGATCGTGGATATAAATAAGACACTAAGCAGGGAGTTAGATAAATTCATAAACGGAATAATTTCAATTGAAAACGGAGAGCTTGAAAACTCTTCTACAGTGCGTACTGAAAAACGTTTATGTATAGCGAGAATAAGAGCTTTATTCGATAAGGAGTAAAAGACCATGGCAGTAAAGACGTTCAAGTTATTGCCGGATATTGAAAAGGAGAGAGTTGTATCTGAGTTCTACCAGCACCATACTTGCTTTAGGCTCGTTTGTGAGGATGAGACAAAACCGTGCAGCAATTGCAGTGAATTTATCACATGATTAAAAAGGAGTAAATGAGCTATGTTAACGAAACGCCCGTTTTCATGGTGTAGGCTTTATATGAACTCATTTAGTCAGGCTATGATAATGAGTGAAAATAGCCTTACACCACGTCTTAATTATAAAAAGTCTAATATGGAACATGCTTTTATATGCGTAATTATCAACCTTACTAATGAAAGAATGAGTGTTAACAATAGATCATGGGGTAGATATCTGCAAAATGTTAAGCATTTATTCCAGTATTATAGCATTCCTAGTTTGGTTTATGAGTGCGGTTTTGAGCAAGTGACGAGCTTTTTACTTGCTCCTACGCATAAAGAGCTTTTAGTTATGTTAAAGGAACGGAAAAGGAGTGAATGAATTATGAGAAAGACAGTCAGAATCGTTGATTTAATAGCAAAAGCAAATCATATACTTGCTGCAAGTGTGGACGAAATTAAAAAAGAAAGGGAGGGGATAGCCTTTCTTGTCGAAAGCATTTTACACGACCATGGAGCGTATAACGGCTTTAATTACCTTACTAAAGCCCAACTAAAAGGAGAGGCGAAAACTCCCGGTATAGACCATTGTTGTACAAATGAAGAGCGGTTATGGAGTCAAGAGCAAACCAATATTGATCCATGGTTCTTGAATTGTGACCAAACAAGAAAGGCTTTTCACGTAAAGAAATAAGTAAAAAAGTTAAGAAAAAGTGCATTTTTTACTTGACAAATCCCTCTAATTTTGGTATACTTAAGATAATAGGGGATAACACAAGGAGTAAGAAAATGAAAGCACTTTTAAACTTTTTCGGATTTGCAAAAACAGAAACTAAAAAAGCTCATAGCTACAAAAAAGCTTACACAACAAACGGAGTTTATGCAAAAAGAGAGGACGGTTTAGAGTACTTCATAAGTTCAGACCTTCTTAACTAAGAGCAAATCGAAGGATTAAAAAGCATGTCACCGAATTTAAAAGAGCAAATAAGAGTTTTGTTCGCTCGCTCGTTCAATTAAGAAAGGTAAAATATGAAAAACATTGTATCAACACGGTTATTATTTATAGCCCTTTTCTTAGGGGGTAAAGTAATAACTAACTATAGGGGTAAGGTCGCACTTATTCAATTTTGGAAGAGGGGCGAGTATGTCTGGCTTTCCTATAAAGAGCAAAAACCCTACGATAACTTGTTAGATGATACTGTTTGGTATAAATATTGCTTATACGAGAAGTGGGATTTTTGGAAGGCTTATAATACTCCTATGTTCGAAGGTAAGAAAGGAGTAAAAGACCTTGAAAAATAAACTTAAGTGTAAGAAATGCGGTAAGTTTTCGCATAAAATTCTCTTTACTCAACACGTCATGAATGATATCACAAAGCCTTTAATTAAGGTCATTTCTCCTTATTGTATCACTTGCCGCCATGACGCTAAACCGGAAAGCATAGCTTTTAATGAAGTGAAAGAAGGCGATCTAATTTATCATGATAGCTATTATATGCCTAACAAATGGAGAGAGGTAACAGGTATCGAGTATAGCAAAGATTATGTCACTTTAAATGTAGGATTATCTGTATGCAAGAATTTTGATACAAGGAATTGTTTCGTAGGCCATAAGTTAGAAGGTATAAACGTTAAAAGATGCACACAGTAAGAATAATAAGGATAAGGCCGGAAGCGCTTGAAGCCATTAATTACCATATGAAAAACATGTTTGACGGCTTTAAGAGGTTGGATATAAACCGGAAAAGGGAAGAGCGTAACAAGGTATTGAAAAGAGCTATGAAAGGCTTTTCCAGGGTTAAAATAAAGCCGCTTAGGGTACGCCATAACTTATAAAGGAGTAAAATATTTTGTTATTTTTAATTCTTTGGGGAATTAATACTTGTGTATTATATGCCCTCATACAGTCACCTTTAATTAGTTACCCTCATATAATAACTATTGTATCTTATATTGTAGGGAATATAATAGGGCTTCTATCTTATCTTTGTTCAAAAAAGGAGTAAAAGACATTGACAAAAAGCCTTTTAGAAATTTATCAAGCAATAGATCAAGCAACAAAAGACAAACAAAAAGCCTATGATGCATCAGAGAAGGTAAAGAATCCTTCCAAAACCTCTCTTGATATTGGGGTACTCATAGGCTTAAGGTTAGCTTTGGAGATAATTGAACGTCATACAGGCTGCAAGGATATAATACCGATAACGGAAGGTGTGAAGAAGGGAGGAATAAATACTTTACCTCCTTTTTCTTCAAGGCCGAAAATAGGATGTTTAGGAAAGAAGGTTAAAAATATAGAAATAAAAGAATTGAAGGAGTAAAAGACGGTGGACATACCTAGTAGAGATAGAATTATCCATATAATAGAGGACACTTTTAATATTACTTTCTCTACGTTAGAAAAGGATGATAGAAGAAGGTTAATTGATAGAGCGGAAGAGATAGGAGACCTTATCGAAAAAGTGCAATCTATGATGAAAACTTTAAAAAAGGAATAAAAGACTTTGGCAGAAATGAAAGAAGGGAAGAATGCAATTACCGATCAATGTGATAAATGTAGTTTTCCTTCTAAAGATGTATTAAGAGAATTTGAGATACTTTACTGTCATGTATGCAATAAAGAGGCTGGTTTTTCATTAGGATGTTCTCGTTTCTTTGCAGTCTTTACATGTAAAGACTGTTTAAAAAAAAAGAAAAGACGTTGAAAGTAAGTTAAAAAGTGGTTAAATCGTTTCCCAAACCCCCTAAAAAGGTTAAAATAAAGCCGCTTAGAATACGCCATAACTTATAAAGGAGTAAAAGACGTTGAAGTTATATTATGTCAAGGAAGAGACATTAATAAAAATTCTTAAGAAAGAAATGCCAGATCTTGACTTTGATAATCTACCGGAAGCAAGACAACAAGCTATCATTGATAATGCTACAAGATTGGTATTAGACGCAGCAAATAGTCAGGTCAGTAAGGAGTAAAAATAACATTTATATGAGAAGATATGTTAAACGCTTCTTTCTCACTTTAGAGGTATCAGAAAGAGACGTTAAAAGAAGTATAGAAAGAGTTCTGAAATTAAAGGAAAAAAACGTTGACAAAAGTAAATGAAGATACGGTAATTGATATACTGGAGAATGAATTTAACGTTGACTTTTCCTTATTGGATGAAGAGCAAAAAGAGTTATTGAGAATAGACGCTGAAGAGATAGCCGGAAGGATAAACCGGGCGAAGAAAGCAAGAGCAAATACACCTTTTGAGAAAAACAGGGTTGATAAGGAAGAGATTAAAGTTATTACTCAAGCGGACGCTTTAGAAAGTCTTGGAAGGTGGAAGGAAGAACAAGACAATAAAAAGCAAGGGTATGTTTGCGGCACGTGCTACATAGGAAGGATACAGCACAAGTTATAATAAAGGCAGGAGTGAGACAGGTACTTTGTTATAATGAGGATAGCCCATTCTTTAACAGACAAGTAAATTGTAACCATTCTTGTATACAAGGTAAATTCAACCTTCGGAAAAGTATAGGAAAACATATCAAAGTAAAAAAGGTAAGTTAATAAGTTAACGATTGGTTAAAACAAGTTAAAATCCCAAACAAAGCAGTTAAAAGATGAAAAATTAGAAGGAAAAACAGCTAATAAATTAAGGGTATGAGCTATAGCCTTTATTATCAGACACTTATACTCATACCTTAACTTAACCTAAAGGAAAAGGAAGGTGTAAGTTAACGAAAAAACACCTTTCTGTAAATACCCTCAATAAACCCCTCCTATATAAGCCCATATATCTACTAATCCCTATAAGACACAGAGCAAAGGCCATATACACGTAATACAATAAAGCCATATAAGGGTACTCCCTTACCCTACGGCTGGATAGCCGCGCCCGGCACACATCTTGCTATAATGCAGGAATTATGCCAAGACCCTAATAGGGCTGGCACGATCATTGTCTATGCCAAAGCCTTTTTATTATGGCATGATCATTGTCCGTGCCACACTCACCTGTACCATGGCACGCTTATGAATATGCAATGAATGTACCCTACGATTTCGAAATGGGTAGGGGTAAAGGAGAGGGTTAGGGCAAGGGAAAGGGAGTGCTGTATCAAACGGATTGCCATATACCCCGGTTTAAGGTGATATAACCCGATTATGGGAATTAAGGCTATTTTAAAAAAGCGAAAGGCAATAGTGAGCAATATCAATGTGTTAATATCGAGTCTCTCCAGTACGCTATATCCACTATTGATCTGTAGTAAATAACTCATATGCTCGTTATTAAGGCGTATCCCTACCATATACGCCGTATAGCGCCTGCTACCTACCACAGTACACCCTATATACACACCATACGCACGTATGCAGTACCCATATACACAGTACCCTCTATGCTGAACGCTGCTATAGTAAGCCTTAATAATCGACCCTCTCAGAGCCCCATACTAAAGAGATATAGGATAAGCCTAGGCCTTGCTATTGCCTGGAGTACATATGGCCTGTATGGGTACGCTATGGGCGTGATATGGAGTTGACTGTATATGTACTGTATGTATGGGCATGGTATAGGGGATAGTGCCCCTATCCTACTACCATATACTAAGAATGATTATTGCATCATGCAATAATCATTCAATATGATAAAGATCATGTACCTAATTCTTGCATTATGCAATAAGTATACCATGTGTATGATTCTCTGGTATGATTCATGCTATAGCAAGAGTTATGCCATAAGGTCTCCAATCGTGGCACGATCCTTGCAGGTAACCACGTACAGGTAGGACTACCGCGACCGGCAGAAATGTGGGTATTTATAATTACGAAAAAATTGTGTGTAAAAATAGAAATTCCAGGATACGTTTTTAATATCCTGGAATCAAAGGTCAGAAAAAATTGTATGAAATTTTAAAAATAGAGAGATGTGCTTTAAGGCACAGGTAAGAAACTTAAAATGTGGGCGATAACAGGAATAGTAAACCCATTACCAATCATTTTATACCTCTGAGTATTTGAAACCCCTTCTGTATAATTGATAGGAAGACCCTGTAGCCTCTCACACTCAGTAGGAGTTAACCTCCTGATAGAGTCATTATGGAAAACTATTTGTCCTTGAGACTTATTATAGTTCACACAAGCTCGATTCATATAGGTACTTGTTATACAATGGGCCTTCTCTCTATCTACATACACATTATAGGGTAAAGCCTTTGTATAATTAGCAGTAACACAATTAGCTTTAGTGTTATCTTTAAATACTGTAAACCTCTTATTTATCTTATTTCTATCTAAATAAGATATTGCTTTTTCAGAATAAAAATATTTCTCCTCTACGTCTAACTCTATAATATCAGACAGGACTATACTTTTATCTTCCGGCTGCACAATTCCTGGAATATTAGTCCAGTACAATCTTCTCCGGTTCTGCGCCGTTAATAAAGCTGAATTTATAAGGATAGGTTCAACACCAAGCACATCGGTTATGATTTGTTTATTCTCTTTAGACATTGACGCTACGTTCTCTATTAGAAAGTATTTCGGTTTGAAACATTCGATAAGGTTAGCCATCTTCCAGAAAAGGCAGCTACGGCTTCCTGAGAGACCTTTTCTATTATTCTTTGCTATAGACAGGTCTTGACATGGGGACCCGCCTATTATTAGGTCAAAAGGCCCATATAACTGTAATATTTTATACCCTAACTCTTTTATATCGCCAGTATGTATAATGTCTGGATGATTTTTCTTAGCTATCTTTATGGCATACTTATCCACTTCTGAAGCAATATATCTTACTGGACAAATATCTAAATCTTTTAAAGCTTGTCGGGCACCACCAAGACCATCGAATAAACTTAAAACTCGCATAAATATCTTTCTGTACTTTTAAATTAGAACTAATTTTTTGTACATTCAAAGTCTTCTATTAAAGTTACAATTGTATCAATATGTTCACGAGAAAGTTTAGCCCAGTCATAAAATTTACGTATTCTATTTAACTTCTTTCTATATTCTTTCTCTGTTTCCCATTCTTTTACCAAAGTATTAGCGTCTTCTATAGATAATTTCTTTATATGGGTATAACCATAACCACGAATACGACCATTATTATCAATTATAAAACCTATAAAGGTTTTATAATTTCCTGCTTTAGTTATTTCTGTTATTGTGGTAATTAATTGATTGTTCTCAGTATATTTTACAAGCACTCTATCTCCAACTTCAAATAGGTTTGTTTTCATACCAGATTTAACCTCCCTAAATTTTTACCTTGATATTTCTTTAATAATATTTGTCTTTGTTCTCGATGAGTATTAATAAATTTATTCTGGTCTTTAAAGTTTCCTTGGAAATGTCCTATCATATTTAAAATACTATTATGATTATAACCTCTTAATAGCATTTCATTAACAACTTGATTATGTCTTACCCAAAGAGCATAGAGTCTATTCTGCCACCGAAGTGTTTCTGGATGTTTACTATATCCTTTCTTATTTTGAGTTATAATATTCCATATAGCATGAATTTCTCGGTGTTCGCCAAGAAGGGATTGTCTTGATAAATAATCTGGATGAATATCCCATACTCGCATAATAATATACCTCCTATACTTAGGATAACCTATTTAAGTCTCGTTGTCAAGTACATTATTTTTAGAGTAGTACGATCAGAAAAGGGACCCGTGGATTCTGGGTCCCTAAATGTTATAGGAAAGTTAACGTCTGTAAAAAAATATGGTGGAATTTTGGAAAAGGAGAGTGTGCCTAAAGGGACAACTAAGATAGAGTAGACATCTATTGTTAAGTTATATCCTGCTTATAGTTTTACCCATATCGTTACAAACGTAACACGTGTACTCGTCATGAGCTATAAATACTTTCTCTTTAGTAACTCGGTCTATGTATGTTAGGGTTCGGAAAAATACTTCCTTGTTCTGTCGCCTTGCGGATGTTATTTCTAATCCTAAGTAGATATGCCTTACAGTTCCTTTGGGTATTAACTCTCTACTTATGTTAATATATTCCTTTAAGTCTTCTTTAGGTTTCGCTTCTACTATAGGAGCACGTTGTAGCTCTGAAAAATATTCTAAGAAACTTACGTTGTCTAGTATCACAGTTTCTTTTTTTGTATGACCTTTTGTAAATTGTAGTATCATGTCTGTTTTCCTCTTTGTCTTATGTCTGTCTACTCTATTCTTAGTTATCTAATCTACACTCTTTTCTTTAATCTTAGTGCTCATTATTTCTTTACCTCTGATTGGCATACCCGCAAGTTTTACTCATCATATAGCCAGCGCAGGAAGAAGAGTTGAAGCAGTTCTTAAAAGCTTTTATCTGCTTCTCAGCCTTCTCCTTAAGCCCGGCAGTATTCTTTCCGTATTCTTTTATCTGGTTCTCTAAATGCCCGATATATCCTGATACATACTTTCTTTTTTGAGCTAATTTTTTTTCTGTCATCTGTTTTACCTTTCTTGTTAAAATTCAGTATACCACTGATTGTCCTTCTCTTGCCATTCGGCCTCTATTAAAGCATGGCATTCCTCGGCAGTCATTTTCTCTTTTGTCAAAATTATATTTCCAAGCCAAATCTCATCCCAATCAGTATCAAACTCTATTGATGCATCAGGTTCATGCTTTAATATGACTGCTAAACCAACCGCCAATTTATGTTTTACTGTATCCAGTTCGACATTTATTTTCATATTAAGGCACCTCTGTTACATCAGTATTGTAAACTACATGAATTTGTCCGCTATCATTATGTACTTCATAACCATAAGCTGCTTTAACCTTCTCTTTTTGAAAAGAATCTAATTCCCAGGCTGCCACTATTATCCACTTTCCGTGTTTACCGTTTACATACACTTCCTTCCCTTCTCCTAACATAAGTTACCTCCTTATTTTAATTATAACTATTGTGAAAGATTTGTCAAGAAAAATATATTAAACACGAAATGGGAACCAAGAACCGGGTCCCAATCTTTCTGGATATGTTGTAAAGTGGTAAATATTCAGTCCTATGTACAAAATGTCGCTATTTCAAGAAAACTGTCACTACCTAAGATGAGAAGACGGATACAGTCAGAGTCATCTACATAACCCGGTCTATTCAAATACTCTTTCCATTCTAAAAGAAGATACTCTTTTACTGAATCTGAATCTCCTTCACAACAGTTACTTCGAAAGTTATCTCTGTCGTTTATAATGTCTTGGAGAGTCTCCACATCAAAAGTCCGCTCAGCACTTTTTACAGCAGCTTGTTCAGTTGGAGTGAGGTGTTCCCATTTATCTACGTTTTCACTCATTGTTTTTTCCTTTTAATTCTTTAACACATTTATCGTATACGGCACCCATAATAATTCCAGAAACGTCATCTGCGTGATCTTGACCTGTTGCTTTATATAAAGGGTTTCCTGTAAACCATATTCTAAATTTGTTTCTTATATGTCTTCCCATAGTATGGTGATACTGAGGTAAAGTTTCTTCCTTTCCTTCTTTAATAAATTCTTTTTTAAACTCATCGCTTAAAGGTTTGAATACTATTGCGGCTGCTTCTTCTACTGTAGTGGGATATGTGTATGTTATCCATTCTCCGTTCTTAAAATCAAGAGAATGTTCCTCATAAATTTTACGCTCTTCCTCCTTGGTAATACGCCTGCCGCAACATTCAGTAGTTAATGTACCTTCAAAACCATTACATACTGTACAGAAGCCAAGACCACCTTCACAATAAGGACAGGTTACTTCATAGCATGTACATTTATGCCATGTATGTTCTTTCATGTTCGACTTTTCACTCCCGGTCTATCGTAAATTGTACTTAAAGTATGCGCAAATTTTGTAGGTTTTTCAGAATCCAAAACTTTATAAGATTGAATTTCTTTTCGTAAAGCTTCGTTCCTCATTTCACCAGCCCTTTTCCAAGTAGCTATATGAACAACAGCAACAAAAATAATAGCTATAATAACTGAAATATAACCGAAAATTATTATAAGATCTAACATGTACTTTTACCTTTTATCACAACTCATAACTAACCTATTGGAGTGTGACGAACTACGAATTGCTCCCAAGTTAATACTGGACCACCTAAAGGTTGGTTGGCAGCTAAAATAGCTTCTTTTGTCATAGCCGGACCACCGCATCTGGTAAATTTGGTTATAACCTTTTCTTCATCAGTTATCGGTGGATTCCATTCTTCGTAAAGTTTATTCATTTTTTCTTTCTTTAAGCATTTCATTTAATTCCGCCATAGCTGCAAGCTTATTCTTGAATCGACTATCATGTTCATGACAAGAAGCGTATAATTTATGCTCGGTGTGATATACTCGTGCTCCTTTAGGGTCCTCATTTACAAATTGTCCTGCTTTTCGATAATGGGTAAGAACTATATTATCGTCTCCGCCATTATAAGGCACTTCAGCTTCTACTGTATTATTTGGACCAAAATTACGATTATGAGCTATAGCGTATCCCCCGTAAAGATTATTAATAATTTCTCCGTATTCTTCTTCACAGATAGCTATGATAGCTTTTTCCAGTTCTTCCCCTTCTGGTTCTTTCTCATGGTCGGAAAATCCTTCATCAACATCCCATAAAGGAACTGAACCGAATAAAAGTATTTGTGTAGTATGTGTTGAATATGAAACTGAAAAAGGATACCGCATGGTGCCGGGTTCTTCATTCATATATTTTTCGTTAAGATAATCAACTACATTGGAATAATGCACTAAATCTTGATTTTTCATTTCTGACGTTGACATAATTATTAATAAGTCCTCATTTATTCTTAGTAATGGAATATACGGGGCATAAACATACCCACTTTCAATCGTCAAGCTTCTTTTCAACATCAGTAACATCCATATCTTTAATTGAAATAACTGACCGGCTTATAACTATAGGCACGTTATCTTTCTTTTTCTTGAATCTTCTATGTACTCTTTCTAAATCCTTTCTCAAAGCTTTACGAGAATAGATTCTATTATTACCAATTTCAATTTTGTCTGATAGAGGTGAAGGGGGCGGTTGTATCTCGATATATTCACTGTTTTCAAGATTATAGAAGGTTTCACCATTAAAACAAACTGTGATTTCAATATCAAATTCATAAGCTCCAGCACAATCTGCTCCACCATAACATCGAACAACATCACCCAAGTGAACTTCCTTATCATTCTTATCCAATATAGGATCACCATTTGCACCCCGGAAAGCTGTAAGTCCTGCTTCACGAAAGAAAGAGTCCTTATTTAAATGTAACTGTTCGAAACCGGTTCGCAAATTTCTAAGCATAACTTCCATAAAGAAAGGATGCCCGCAAAATCTTTGATAACAATAATGTTCAGCTTTTATACGTTGCCAAAAAAAGAAACGCTTATCACTTCTCCATCCATATTTATCATATGATATCAACATATAAACAGATATTTTATACGGCTTGATAAAATTATATATTTTCTGAAGGTATGTCAACTTCATTTTTCAGCCCTTCACAAATTTTTAGAATTTCTTCTCTAAAAAGTATAACAGGTGAAAATACCAGCATGTGCATCAATAAAGATTGCCCCATCATGTCTAAAACAGATAACAAAGAAACTTTTCCGCAAGAATGTATTAATGTACAACATGATTCAAGCTCAGGAATATCTCCATCCTTATAATATCGTTTTGCCTTGAAGAGGTCTCTTGGAGGAAGTTCAAATCTTTTGTATCGGAACTGTTCACAACGAATAAGCATCCTTTTTCTCTTCTCTTCCTTAACCCATCCTCCTTTACGATAAACATCTCTAACTTGAAATACGACATAAATATCCAGAGGAAGTTTACAATAAGGGCACATAGCTTTATAATCTACTTTTGTGCATCTCTTTGTAATCCAAGGAGATGCCGAATCCGGTTCTTTCATTTAGCCACCGTTACTTTTTATTTATGAAAACGAGTTTTATATCTTTTATACTTTTTATCTTCTTTTAATTTATCGATTCTTCCAATTTGATACTTTATCATCTCTAATAGAACAGACAACCGTTCCTCATCTTTAGCTTTAATAGCTTTTTCTATGTCCTTTGTACTTTTAATCAACATAGCATGAAGTTTATCCATATTTTCATAATCTCCAGGCGGTTGACTATAAATACTTATTGAGGCACTTATCTGACCTCTAATTTCATCAATAGTTAAAAACATATTATACCTATGATAAAGCCCAGGTTCGCTTGGGCTTTATATTCGTCATATAGGGCACATATGGTGCTGCCGGGTTTATTCTTCGAATACAGCCTTTATAACATCAATTTTTACGGTATCACCGAGTCGAAGCGTGATAAGCTGACAATCTGCATCACCGGCTATTACTGTTACGAGAAAACCGTTATCGATAGCTTTTAAAGGTACTACGTGAACAGGTGCGCCTTTGTACCCGATTTCGAGTCTGTCCGTCAGCTTAACCATTCGTCTTTTGCCGTCTTCCACTTTAATACCGGCCTGAATAGTCTGAACTTTTTTACCGTCTTCGTCCAGAGTGGAATTAACGTTAAACTCAACACACGAGATTTCTAAAGTACCAAGTCTTACATGTTCTGGAATTTGCGATTTGACTTTTACAGAGACCTTAAAGAGCGATAAATCCGCTTCAGTCTCTCTCATTTTTCTATAATCTTCGTCTGTCATTTGTTCCCTTTCTTTGAAATACTTTACCTGATCTTTCCAATCAAACCAAATAAAACGAAGTCCTACACGTCCTTCTGCTATTGCGTTACAATTCCGACCATACTTGAAGGTTGTAGGGATCTTTTTCCAAATACCATCGAACTTTCTAGCCGTGAAATAATCACCATTATGTAAATCACAAAACTCTCTATCTAGTTTATCATACCTATACATTTTTGTAATAGGAAAATCAAAATCAAGAGAAGATTCTGAATACACAGGTTTTGCTTTAACAAATAGCATCTCCCGTACCTGTGTCTTTGGATTAAATTGTGTATACTTTTGTCCTCCTTCACCTTGAGTTTTGGCATTCATACCACGGTTGATAGCGAACCAATTTTTAGAATCTAACTTTTGCCATATTGCCCCGTATTCATCAATAAAAGAGGCACCCGAACCAATATGTTGAAATTTTACTACGAGACCATGAACTAATCCCTGCTTTACAAGTTCTAAAAGTCCTTTATATTGTGGAAGTTCTTGATATCGTTTATTGATCTTATAAGACATAATCTCCTCAATCGTAGTGTTTAGTTTCTTTCACCTCTTCCAAATAACATGTTTCCATGTCGTCTACATTTTCAAACCCTCCCCCTGCGGTGTTAAAAAATTCTTGACAAACTTTCTTAAATGCCGCTTTATAAAGCTTAGCATCCTTTCCTATTTCGATTATAAGTTTAGTAACTTCATTCATATTATTAGTATAACCTCATTTAAAAATTTGTCAAGTATTATTTACATTTTAACCATGAATAATTTGATTGGTAATAAAAATTTCTTTTAGCGGTTACAGCCAATTTATCACATTCTTCATTATACTTATTACTAGAATGTCCTTTTATTTTTATCCACTCAATATCATGTCGATTATGAAGGAAAAGAAGTTCTTCCCACAAATCTTTATTTACTATTGGTTGAAATTTGGTATTCATCCAACCATTCTTTACCCATTTATGAATCCAGCAACTATTAAAAGCACTTACCATGTACTGACTATCACTATACAATTTAACGTTACAATCAGAAGGTTTTAACCGTTTTAGCGCTTCTATTGCCGCTGTAAGTTCCATACGATTATTTGTAGTATGTCGATACCCACACGATATCTCTAATTTTCTCCATCGTTCTTCAGTTTGCTTATAAAGTAGAATCGCACCCCAACCACCAGGACCCGGATTTCCGCTACAAGCTCCGTCAGTATAAATCTCGATAAGCTTCATTTAAACTCTATAAAAGGATTCTTTTGTTCATAGAAATGAGGAGCATAACAATTTTTCTGTATTTCCTCGGTACCTGTAGCAACTTCGCATGTTTTACAATAGAAAGTAAAATTATCAGGATCCCAACCTTCCATAAGTCCGTGTTCCCTACAGTAAGGTTTTACATTCTTTACAAAAGTTCTAACATTAGCCATATTAATCTCCTAAACAGCGGTTGGACCCGTTTATTTAAACCCTTTAAGTACCTACGGGTCAAGAGGTACATATCACTCGACTTTACGAGGCCGTCACTACTAATACTGCCATATTCGTGAGAGGGATGGGATTTAACTTATACTGTATGATTCATTTTTGATATTTTATTTTTAAGCCCTTGAAGTTGAACCTCTTCAATTGCTGCTTTAGAGGTTCTTTTAGATTCTGCCAAAACTACGTCATCTGGTAATTTAAGACCAGCTATAATTTGATTTTTAAGTCTCTCGACTTCTTCTCCAAGATCTCTTACTTTTCCTTCAAGTTGATAAAACCTTAAAGGTTCAATATTATTCACTTTCTTCTCCTATACTTACTTTTATCTATTCTATGGGTACTATAAGACATTACAGTATGTCGAACTACAGTGAATTCTTTATTCATATTTTTTCTACAACATAAAACTTGAAAATTATCCAACATAAAATCTTCGTAATTCTTATATTCCCTGTCACACCATGGACAAATTGGGTACTCTACTTTGTCTGTATCGTGAACTCCGTCATCGTGCACAAATTCTTTAAGAAACTTCAGATATTTTTCAATAAATTCTGAATAACATTTAGCATAGCATTCGAACATGATAAAAGGGTTTATATGATTCATAATTCCACTTATTTCTTCACAGTAGCTCTAAATATGCTTCCAAGTCTCTCTATTTTTTATCCTATGTATTGTAGACTTACAAACATGATACTTCTCTGCCAACTGACATAACGATTTCTTACTGTTCCGTATATGAAGAACAGATTTCTCAATTAATTTAGCTGTATTGACATCGTCACCTCTATAATGAATATTTAATACTGTTTGTCTATGTGTTATATTCTCAATTTGAGTAGCCCATTCAAGATTAGTTACCTCATTTTTAATTTTAATCCCATCTTTATGATTAACTTGTGGTTTATTATGAGGGTTAGCTATAAAAGTTATTGCAACAAGCCTATGTACTTTTATTGATTTTCTTTTTGTGCCATTGTATAGATTAACATAAGCATAACCGTAATTATCAAGATTAGGTTTTAAGATTAAGTCTCTATGAATAAAGCCCCACCGTGTTCTTCTTCCTAAACTTTTGACTCTTCCTAATGTACTAACTTGATACAAGCCTTCATAGTCTTTTATATTTTGCCATTTTTCGTCATTTAAGTTCTGCATGATGATCTCCATCATCAATAGAACTAAAATGCTTTTTAGGATGATTTCCAATCATATATTCTATCATACAAAGGTTCCCACAGTCCACCAGATGCTCTAAATTGCCTGTTTCTTCATAAAGGGTTAGTCTCTTACGTATTGAGGCAATATTATCGTATTTTACGTCAGAGTTCTTCTGTGCTGATAATTTTCCATAGCGGAAAGCACCCATAACCATTCGGTTATTCATCAATTTGAAAAACTCAGGACACCGTTGAGACTTTTCTAACTCCTTAATCGAGCACAATGTCCCATAACTGGAAACCGGTCTTACGTCTCGAAGGAGCCTTTTTCTCAATATATCCCGCACGGCTTGTCCGTCATCTGGTCCCTCATAATTAAGATTTGGTATAGGTGTGTGCCTTAAACCTCTATGATATTTGTTTTCCGAACTTGCCCAAATTCGTTTAACTAAAGGAAAAGCATATCTGAGATAAGAAGCCATAGGATTAATAAGATAATTTTCAAATTCAGCTTCTACTTGTTCTTCTGTAAAACAATTATGACCTATTATTTCACGGTCTCTATAATATACTTTACGTAAGCCACTATTAGTTCTGGCAAAATCTTCACGCATTTTTTATACGCCTCAATAGTTTCAAGGGAATGATTCATGTATTCATATGCCAAAAAGAAATCATCTTTACGTGTTATTCTACCTTTAATACAGGTAACGTCATATATTATAACACCTAAAGCCAAATAATCAGGAACTGACTCCCCTGTTCCTTGAACTCTTACAAGACCAGGATACCAACGATACTTTCCTAAAAACCAGTTTCCACCTTCTAAACAAGATTTATTGAAGGTAAAAGGTTTCATTTTAATAGGACTGCAATGTTTACACATATTATAAAGAATATCGTTAACACCCTTAATAGTTTCTTCAAAAGTAACTTCTTCTTTATAAATTCCTTGGACATATTCTCCTATATTGAAAAGTTTAGTCTTAGACCAATCTAAAAATTTAGGATCTATTATACTTGGTACTTGTTCTTTTGGTTGATATCCGCCATAATCCATAATTTACTCCGATTTCAAATTTCTAACAGATGTTGGTCCTATAATACGATTCATAATATATTGTAAAGTATCGGGATCAATTGTCAACTTAAAAAATTGTATAGGACCGTTTTCTACGAAAAGTTTATTGAAGTTAGCATTAACATTGACGGACTCATACTTACTTTCATAATAAATAGTTCTAATACCGGCAGTGCAAAGGAGCTTATAGCAAGTATAGCATGGGTATAAAGTGATGAAGAGGTTGCTATTAAAAGAATCTATAGCATATTTGGCAGCCTGAGCCACTATATTAGCTTCAGCGTGACTTGACCTGCAATACAAATGCTTAACATCATCTGAAACATTTTGTTGTCTTCTATAACAACGTTCTTGTTCAATACAATGCGGAGCACCTGAGACAGACCCGTTATATCCTGTAGCCAGTACATGATTATTTTTTACGAGAACAGCCCCTACCGGCCTTGATATACATGTGGATCGAGTCGCTGCTAATTTAGCCAACATCATAAAATACTGTTCCCAAGAAGGACGCTTCATCATTCAAATTCCTTTAAGACATTTCTACAAAAAGTTATCATGTTTTGAATTTTTGTTGTGTCATTTGGATAATCCTCAATTATATTTTTCGCTGAATCTTCCATAAATTCGCAAAGATTCCTTAACCGTTCAATGTCCTCGCCAGAAATTGTAATCTTATCTACTTTAATCGCTCTTTTTGATACTAACATCTTTACCTCAATTGGTTCAGGAGACAGGGGTCGAACCTGTGTTGTCGGATTCAAAGTCCGGTATCCTACCGACTAGACGACTCCTGATTAATTCAATTTATCTCCATAAATATTTCGGCCTGTTTTAGCCACCATTCTTCTTAAAGTTTTGTGATAACTACCATATCCAACACAAGGAATCCAATCTATAAAAGGATCAGATATATCATGTACTCCAATAAGTACATGCCATATTTTACCACCTTGTTGATGAACCCAATACCAAAAGAGAGGAGACCTACTCCAAAAAACCCAAGTTAACCATTCTAATCTAGTCATAATTTCTCCTAAAAAAGTATATCATCGTCCGGCCATAGTGAATCCAGTATCAATGTATCATCGAGTAAACCAGAGGCATCAGGGTCTATTTTAGGTTCCTGATTATATTTTATATAATAAACTATATTTTCTGCATAGTCCAACAATTTATAAATAATTCTTGTAAGATCCTTAAGCCATTGCTTAAGATCACTAAGTGGAATTACATTATCATTTTGAACAATATTATTGAGTCTATTAATTTGACTGTTCAGAAAATTAGGATATTTAAATAAATACTGATTACTCTTTATTTTATATTTTCGCTCATCATTCGAAGCGTAACTTTTAGTAATCTTTTTAGTATCGGATTCTACGGCAGCTATTTTTCGTTCTGCTTCAGAACATTGCATCTCAATTTCTTGTTCTGACATTTGTTCACAAACAGTTAAAAAATCTTTAAGAGACCAGTCTACTCCTTGTATAGTTCCGTCATCTGGCTGCTTTACATTATCGATATACCTATCAGCCTTAATGCCAAGCATGTTATTAGAGCCAAGATAATAGTCATACCCATCTATTTTGATAGGAAAACCGGCGTAAAGTGCATTCAATATTCGTATCACATTAGTATTTGTCATATTTTGGTCTTTTCATCAAAAAGTAAACATTTCTTAATGCTTCTACATAAAGAGAATGCTCACTTTTATGAACACGATTTGTTAATGTTTCTAACGTATCTTCAGGCTCTATTATACAACTTTTCTGTTTAATAATTTTTCCGGTATCCATCCCGGCATCTACCCAGTGAATCGTGCAACCTGTGATCTTAACACCATAGTCAAGAGCCTGTTTTATAGCTCCCATACCAGGAAATGCTGGAAGAAGTGATGGGTGAATGTTTACTATTCTTTTTGAAAAAGAGCGAAGAATACAGTCAGGATGACTATAATTTTTTATTAATCTATTATAACCGGCTAATACTACAAGATCAACTTCATAAAGTTTAAGAGTATCACAAACAGCTTTATCGTAAGTTTGAGCACTTTTATATGTTTCTCTTTCTATTATAAACTCTACTATAGACTTATATTTCCGGGCTTTTTCTATAGCTTTTGCTTCTCTATTATTAGAGATAATAACTACAGGATTAATTCTATTTTCTAAAATACCATTCTCGGAAGCTTTTAAAATAGCTTCCATATTTGTACCATTTCCCGAAACTAAAATACCTATATTTATCATTATAACCTCTAAATTGGTGGGGGAGGTAGGTTTTGAACCTACGATGTTTACCACAACGGGACCGGATTTACAGTCCGGCTCTTTCAACCACTCAGACACTCCCCCTTATTGGTTGGAGCGGAAGGAATCGAACCTCCGATCCCACGGTTATCAGCCGTGTGCTTTGCCCCTAAGCCACGCTCCAAATTGGTACGGGTGAGAGGGCTCGAACCTCTAAAAACGGGAGTCTAAATCCCGCACGTCTGCCAATTCCGTCACACCCGCTTAAAATTTTATTTACGTTTTATTGGTGCGAGAGGAGGGATTCGAACCCTCAACCCGAAGGTGCAGGGGCTTAAACCCTGTGTGTACGCCAGATTCCACCACTCTCGCTATTCTGCGAATTCGTCTTCAGCTATTTCTTCGTAATCAGAAATATGATCATCAAAATTTTCTTTATCTATCGGAATAATATTTACGCATATTCCGTCATAGTATTCTGTTAACAAAGTCATACCGAATGTTTTTGTACGAAGATAAGTCAAGATATGATATTCACATCCTGTATCTCTATGACGATAACATTTATCTAATCCTATTTCAGTCACGTTAAAGTACCTTTATTTTTTTGGCGGCGGATAATAAATTAATTCTACACTTTCAATACGCCTATTTTCAAAATAATTTGTCGTGTATTTAGAATTATCAGAAACACTTTGTAAAAGAACTGAAAATCTAAACCCGCCTGTAAAAACATCCGTAATAGTTGCCATTAGAGAAAGTACAGATACGCCAAAATCTTTAGTATCTTTACCGGCCAATCCTAATTCATAATGCTTTTTTTCTAAAGCCAGTAATGCTTGCTCATCACAACCGTATTTTTCAAGAGGAAAACGTTTATTAAATTCCCCATAAGTAATGTGATATATTTTAAATAGCTGATTAAAAATATCCTCCACAAGTTTTATTTTAGCGTTCATATCGTCTGAAAGATTCTTACGAGCGTTACGTGTACTTTTATACAAATCGTCCATTATAAAAACCTTTAAATTGAAATAAGGGTATTCTTATTATAAGTTACTTAGATAGATTGAAATATAGCTGCATAAGTCATAACTTCGTATGGACAAAGGATTGGTCCAAGTATTATCTGGAGAAAACAACACCAAAAAAGATAGAATATGAAAACCCATTTAAAATATTTCATAACAGCCTCTAATTATCAAGAAAATGTGACTGAAAAGTGGGTGCATACGCTTCGTCCGTAAATTGAGGAAAGCATTCAATGCAACCGAATTGTTCTTCATTCCAACAACTCATACATACATGTTTTCCACAAGATAAACATGTATGATCCGCAGTATCACCACATAAGTAACATCTGAATTCAAATAACTTATGTGAACCCCCCTTATCTATAGGGGGATTTTTATCTTTAATTGGCTCTGTGGCCGTATTCATGTTTAGTCCCTTCTTCAAAACATTCAATACATTTATGTTCTTTAATAGCTACAGAAAGACAGGTTTTACAGTACATGACTCGATCTCTACATACCGGACAAGAAAATTCAAATAACTCTCTTTGCGTATTACAACTATCGCACCAACCTGGTTGCTCATTCATTTGACTATTTAACCTCTTAATTAAATTTTATATAAGGGGGCTTTCGCCCCCTATGTTAAAGCCTGCTTTTAGTCCTGGGGATTTCGGATATTTTCTATTCTGCCCCTCATAGCGTTAATATCGCTGGAAAGGTTTTGCTTTTGTTCTGCTTTCAACTTTATCGCAACTTCATAAGCATCTTCCGCTTTATCGAAAACCTGCGCCATTGTGACTGTGGCCGTCCTCGAACCTTTGATTTTTACTTTAAGAATCCCCTCCGTTCCAAGAGTAACTTCTTTTACGTCCCCCATATCAACATTGCCTTTATTATCTATAAAAGCTTTCTTTGCCTCAATAAGGGCGCTCACTGATTGCAGACTAAAACTCAACTCGCCTTTTTCTTCATCGTCCATAAAATCCCTTTCAAAATAGTTAGAAAATAATTTACGCTAAAAACTGATGCACTCTATTATAGTATAACAGGCATCCTACACGCTGTCAAGTTCAAGTTCAAGTTCAAGTTCATAAAATTTTTTAACAGCTTTTTCTCCATTCTTTATAAGTAAATCTACATCTTCATCAGTAAGACTAAAGTCAGTTGCTTTGATATGAGCTTTATCTATGAAAATGGTTCTGCGCCGGTCAGCTTCAGTAAGATGCTTTTTATTCGCTGTTTCCATAAAATAAGACAACACAGCACCAATATAGTCACTCAAGCTGTTTATTTCAACCGAAGTATTTCCCCAATCTTTATTTGCATTAATTTCTTCTTGAGTATCTAACCGGAATCCAATTGTTTCAGGATTAAACAATTTTTCTTCAGAATTAGGAGTCTTTGCATGTTGATTATAATACTTTCTCTTATCAAACATCTTCACAGGATAGTTATTTGCTACCCCACCATCTACTAAAATGTCTCCGTCTTTATTCTCAACACATTGAAAGAAAAAAGGGATTCCCATAGAAATTCTTACAGCGTCTGCGATCAACATATTCGGTTAGTTTCATGAGAATAAATTTCTGACTGTTGTTTGGTTAGATTTGTCCCAACTACATAAAGATGTTTCATACCGTATGTACCAACTATTATTTCGATCTAAATCAGCAAAAGTAACACCATCATAACCAAATTTATCTGTAATATGACCCTTAAGCCATGTCTTGAATGTCTCACCTTTATGCCAACCATAATCTCTCATAAGTCGGACACTATCACGAATAACACCAAAACTATCATCCTGAAAAGAGGAAAATTTTGTTTCTTTGATAATTTCTTGAATCTCGTCCGCTTCACATCCTATAGCCATTAAACAGGCTGTTATAGCTCCAGCACTTGTTCCTCCAACTCTCACTACATCATCAAGCAAATGATGAGTATCCATGAAAGTTAAGGCTCCTCCATAAGCAATGCCTGCTACTCCACCTCCTTCAAATACTAAACTTTTTATTTGCATCATCTTCCCAACCTCTCAAGAGCGAATTTCACATTATGAGTATAAACATGAAGACCGTCTGACAGAACGAACATTGTACCGGTTTCTATCCCAATCTCTGAAGCCACATACTCATTTAATAATTGAATACCACCGAGATTCGTAGGGAATCCGCTCCAGAAGTCCCAACTACGAAAAAAGACAGTGACGTTTAACTTTCCATTAACGATTTTAAATGAAATCAATCTGAGGCAAGGGGCGTGCTTAAGAAGAAGATCATCCCCTTTGCTTATTTCAACACAACAATGATTATTACCGGGGGCTGCTTTAAGGTGATCTATAATCCAGTCAATCTGATTGAATTTCTTAATAGGATACGTTAATAACTTACCATCAGGGCTGTAAGGAAATTTATCAGTTACAATCCTAGGAAATGCCAACATTCTACTACCATAGGTGTATGTTTCATTTATTGACAATTCAGCATTCATAAGATAGTTTGCAAAATAATCCTCAATGCTGTCTTGAGTACAGACTGGAGGAATATTCAACTGCTCAGGAAACGTTACCGATAAAGGTCGAGCTTCAGGATGAGTTATTTCAGCTACAGCTAAACTGGCTTGTAATCTTTGTTGAGCACCACTCTCTTCCCCCATTTTATCTTTACCGAAACTACCAGAATCAATGTCAGTGACATATGCATTAACATAGTTCTTGTCACTATCTTTTTCAAAAAATTTGTACAACATTTGATGAAAAGCGTCAGATATTGTAGTCGCTGCTACAACAATCATATTCATTTAATTTCTCCTACTTTATGAGTTAGTTTACATGATACTTTAATTGAATTGTAAGTTTCTCCTGATACTTTTCGCTTTTTCAATAAAAGCAAAGCTTCTGCAAATTCCGTATCCATAAGTTCAAATAATTCAGGAGTAACTTTACTTTCTTTAAAGTATCAACAGCCTGAATAACTTCTTTCGAAAATTTATTAACTACACAAATACAAAGAATACAAAGTTCTGTTTCAAGCATCCAATCTGGGATATTTTTCTCTCCAAAATGTTCTGCACACTCTTTACATGATTTAAAGTTCTGGGTCCTTTTTCTTGTTTGAATCTCCGTTATAGCCATCTTAGATATGTCTCCAACTTACATTTCGTTTAATACGACTTATATGTGTTTGAGTTACACCAAATATTCTTGCTAACTCTTTTTGAGTTAATGAACTTTTTCTAATTTGTAGAACATCTCCATCTTTCAATTTTGAAGTCCCATTCTCTTCTCCTTTAAGACTTTCTTTTAAATGCATATCATAAGCATGTTGATTATTCTCAGATATAGTACACCATTTTAAATTATAATCATAATTATGGTTTTTAATACCATCTTCATGATTAACTTGAGGTTTGTTATTTAGATTAGGTATAAACGCTTTAGCTACTAGTCTATGAACTAAACATGTTTTATATATCTTATTTTTAACTAAAGTTACATGTGAATACCCATATTTATCTGTTCTATTTTTAAGGATACGAGTTTTTGTCCAGATATTATCTGATCTTTTCCTTCTAAGACTTTTAACTCGTCCGTATGAAGAAATTTGGTATAATCCTTCATAGTCTTTTATATTCGTCCAAATCTCTTCATTTTTCATTATTTGATTTTCCAGTATAATTATCTTTTGCCCAACCATCTCCTTTAAATATTATAACCGGTGGTTTACCGGATATTATTCTATAAAAATTTTGCTGCTCTCCATTACACAAGGAAGAGCAGCATTGTCTCATTTTTATGTCTTCATCATAACTACCAAAACTTTCAATAATCGCTCCACATACCGGACAACGGTAATCATAAAGTGGCATTTACTCCTCCTGTCTCTTCTCAGGTTCGTCAATATCTCTATTTGCGCTTATACTGAATTTAATTAAGCACACAATACAAAAAATTATACATATTCCTGGAACTATATATTGTTCTATAACAGCTAATTCAAACATGATACCCTCTAATCTAAGAATTTCGCTATTACTTCATCATAACCACTAGAATACCATTCAAAGAACTCATCTCCAAGATAGCGACATATTTCAGAAGTAGTAGCATTAAAACCATCTAACAAGCCAGCTATTTTTATATAAGCTTCATTATAAGCTTGTAACCCTTCTAAAGTATTGTTAAATAATAATGCTTCAGTGGTATAAATCCCTTTTATAATTTTACATATACTGACCTTATCTTTTTCTAACATAAATGAGACCAACGTTTACCTGTGTTGATATAATTAATACAAACATTACTTACGCCGTACATTTCTCCAATATCTTTTTGTGTTAATTTTTTATTTTTTAATAACTCTTTTATAACGAGAACATCTTTAGTAGTCAATTTAGCTTTACCACATCGTTCCCCTCTAAAATGTTTACCTAATACATTATCTCTATGTTCAGCATTTTCTTTCACAGTAACCCATTCAAGATTATTAGCTTCAACATTAATTTTAATCCCATCTTTATGATTAACTTGAGGCTTATTATCATAATTAGGAATAAATGTTTCTGCAACTATTCTATGAACATCTTTAATTTTTCTTTTTTCATTTTTTCTCATAAGCCAAATTGAAGATACCCCTTTGATCCTATAGAAGTTTTTAATATTCGTTCATGAAGAATGCGTCCTGTTAAATCTTTTCTGGCTAATCTCTTTATTCTTCCTTTGTTACTTATTTGATAAGTACCTTCATAACCTTTTATATCTTTCCAAATTTCAATCATGTCAACACTCTATACCTACGTTAACTAATAATGAAAAATCAACCATCGGTTTACTGGAAGAGTGTATCATATTCATAGTTAATAATTTATCAAATAATAATATCAAATCCTGTGTCACTACTTTAGTCTCTCCACCTTCCATTATTAAAACTTTTTGTCCACGATTAAACAAAGTTAAAACAAGAGGGTAAATCATTTCACGCTCATTAGTTTCTTTGTTCAAATAAGGATAAGCTTCTCGACCTAATTTCATATTATCAAATTTTACGCCAAGTTTATAGGTCAAAGTTTCTATAACAAACATAATAAGTTCATTAAGAGCGTCTGTTGAACCTTTAAAAAGAGTAAGTAATTGAGCGTATTCTTGTTTAGATAAGAATGCAATACTCTGTATAAAGTCCCCTTTATTATCAAAACGTCCTGCTAAATCTTCCAGAATGCTCATACTATACACCCCGTGGTATGTTTAATTTTCCGATTTCTGTTATTACAAAACGTTTTCTATCAATGCTCATACGAAAAGTATCACCGGTAGGTCCTAAGCGATTTTTCATTACATGAATTCTCATTTCTTCTGGAATCAATGATTTCTCTATTGCATCTTGGTTCAAAGAAATCAAAAAGTCACATTCTGAAGCTAGTGCTACTTTAGCTTCAGCAATTCCAGATATTCCAATAACTTTTCTACTTGTTTTTTTCGGTTGAGCTAATTTTCCAATATCCGTTTCTTGAACTACCTCACTCGATTGATGCGCTGACCACACAGGTACTTCATATCTTTTAGCTATTTTTCCTACAATATTTTGGCAAATATTTTGTATTGCATGACGTACATCTTTAAACCGTCTCTCCGCAGCCATAATACCAATGTAATCTAATATTATTATATCAGGTTTATATCCATTTGCAATAAGATCATTAACATAATTTGAAATATCTGATGGTGTAGTCGCAGCTTGAGGGAACTCTTTCATTTTTAATTCCCCACGAAGACGCATAACAGATGTTATTAACTTATCGGTTCTTGATTTCATTTCTTCTGCCGTATACGTTGAAACATGTCCATCTATACGACCGGCCAGAGGTGTTACCCCAGATTCCATTGTACCGTAAAAAACTTTTTTACCTATCATGCAAGATCCGATAGCAACATTACACAAGAAAATAGATTTACCTATTCCTGTTTGCCCTATAACTACACCTAACTCTCCGCTTCCTAAACCTTCGCCAGTTACTGCATCTATATCATTCATACCAATAGGAACTTGATTCGGAGTCCTAACTCCTTTTTTTAATAGTTCAACACGATTTTTAATTTCTTTTTTATAGTCATAGCCTCCATCAAAGAGTAACTTATTTTTTACACTAGCGGCTTTTACTACAGTATCAACCACTTTATTTTCTAAATGCATGAAATTAGTACATTCTTTTAAAGCAGTATATACTGCTTGAACTTGTATAAAACGTATTATCTCTTCTTTTACGTATTCTTCATTAAATTTAAAACTATAAATTTCATTTATATAGTCCTGATAATCTTGAATAGTTGTCCGACCGTTTGTTCTTATACAAAGTGTATTTAACTCATTTAATAAAGAAGTTTTATTTGGTACTTCTTCATACTTTGCAAAAAAATTTATCGCAATTTCCAAAATATCCCTAAATTGAAATTCTGTAAAATAGGATACTTGAATATACTTTGTGAATCTTCTAAATAAATTGGCATCATTAAATAAATATGAAAGTACAGACACTTGAAATGCTGGCGTAAAATTAAACGTCTCTCGAACTTCTTCCATTAAAATAACCTTGTATAAAACTGCGTATTACTTTTCAACATTAACAAATGATCAAATGAGAAATCATCAGGCTGTCCGGCGCTCAATTCAAGAACTCTTATTTTAACTCGATGAGTAAGTCCTCGTATACGTTCGGCAATAACATACGCTTCTTTTATTGCATCGTTATCAAGAACTATATTAATAATTTTAACATTTGTTCGTATTATTTTTAAGATCTGTTCATCTGTTATCTCTTTCCCTAAAGTAGCAATACCGTAAGGATAAACAGTTAATGCACCAAAAATACCTTCCATTATGAATATTTCAGAGAATCTTTGTGCCACATTCCAATTAAATAAAATATCTCTACGTGGGCCTACCGGATTTTTAATTTTAGGCTCAATAAAAGGATATACAGCTCTGGCTGCAAAATAAATAATTTCATCATTTAGATCAAACACAGGAACAACAATTCTATTAGCGTAGTCTCCTATATTACAAAATCCAACATTCAATTTCACTGCCAAATCAATACCAATTCGTTTATCGATATACTTTAAAGCTTGAATATATGCTGGATATTGTGGATCATACAAATCAAGAATATTAATATACTCGGACGGAAACTTTATTCCAATTTTTTTATGAATAAAATAAGTTGCAGGTTCGGAATCTCCATCCTCTAACTCAGTTAAGTCAATTTGAACATCAACAAGTTTTAAAAAATAATTGAGTTTGTGAACTCTTAAACATCTCCAACAATGTATATAACCTTTCTTATAATTTATTCCTAAATGGTATTTTCTATCCGGTCTAAGACCAGCCTGTTCACAAAAAGGACAACAAATGTTATACCATCTTTTACCTATTTTTCCATCTGGAAATACTTGCTGTAGTTGCGATAATATACTATTCATGTTAATCATTCTTTGTATAATAACCAATTGTAGAATGAACAACATTAAACATTTTAGCTATTGATCTTTTGGAAAGACCTTTAGCTTTAAGTTCTTTAATTTGTTTTATATCAGTATCGCATAATTTCTTATAACCACGATGTCTCGTCTTTCCTAAAGAAGAATAAGCATGTTTTTCATTTTCAGAATAAGTACACCATTCGAGATTCTCAACTTCATTATCTATCTTAATACCACTTTTATGATTAACACATGGCTTATTAAATACATTAAGAATAAAAGCTTCTGTTACAAGTCTATGAACTCTACGTTGAGATATAACTCCATTTTTATATAAAGTAACTGTGTAATATCCAACAGTTTGTAAATTAAACTTAAGAATACGTTCTTTTAGATAACCTCCTGTTATTCTTTTTCTTCTTAAACTTTTTACTCTTCCTAAATTAGAAACCTGATAATAACCTTCAAAATCCTTTATATCTTTCCAATTTTCTTTCATTTATATCACTACCTTTATAAGACATTGTTTACCAGGTGGTTTATGATCTGGAAATGAATCTATTAACTGATTTAGAACAGACATACTATGTTAAAATATTCTTTAAATTTGCATTAATAGTATTTATACATTTTTGACATGTAATATGCTCAATAGTTTGTTCTTTAGTTTCAACTATTTGAGTACGTTTAAAAACACAACCGCACCAAGCCATCTTTCTTCTTCCACTTCCTTTCAAAGCATGTGTTTTAGGTTTATTACGAAAAGTAGCTTTAATAGTTGCTACGACAAACTTCTTAAGTTCACTCATTTGTATACCTCTTGCCTGTTCCTACAATACGAATTACGCCATTGATAACAACCAATATATTATCATAAAAAGTACCATTAGTTTCAATCTCGCATTGATAAAGCCCGTTCAACCATTGATTCGGCCTATTCTTCATATATGTTGGATTAAGATGACAAAAACACGGAATAGATTTCGCTACATAAGGTAGCGACTTATCAAACGGGTGATATCCACTATGCACTTGATGTGTGTGAAGGTGTCCGTATATAATATTTCGTTGATGTGTGTCTAAATGTTGTCTCGCATGATATTTATTATGGTACATACCGTGAGTAAAAAAGAGATTGCCAAGTCTAATCCAATCATTTAATTCAATCCATGTTATACCACGATCCTCAAGTTTCATTGCAATAGGTATTTCTATAAAACCCTCTCCGGCAGGATATTCTTCAAGAAATTTTCGAACTCTGAATTCGTGGTTACCCTCCACATAGTAGACTTCGTTAGCTTTAGAAATTTTAATCTGACGATCCATTATTTCCATAACGTCATCATACTCTTGTCTAAGTTTATTTCCAAGTACTAATTTATTGTTTTTATCATACTTAGACAAATAAGGAACATCTATAAAATCTCCTAAATAAATAAGAACATCTGGACTGTAATCTGCGAGAAACTTTTCAAAACCCGTAAATGGTATATTAAACGGATAATGAACGTCTGCTATTGCTACTACTTTTTTTGGCTTATTTAATGGAACTTTGAACTCCTCGCCCAAACCTATTTTTTCAAGTGAAAGAATATCCTTAAAAATTTCTTTTCCAAATTCGTTTATATAAGCTTCAGTTAATTCTTTATTTCTATTAAATTTCCAATAGTAAGAATGCTCTTTTTTTGCTTTATCTAAAATTCGATGTATCTTCGAAGTAGATACATCGAATTTAGTTGCTAAATCTTGTATCTTACCACCAAATAAAGCATGATAAAGTAATATGTGATTATCGCTCATTTTTCGTACCTCTTTAAGAAGTCCCGAATATCTGTTTTATCGTACTCTAATCCGGTAGCTGTCCATCCGGGATGACATCTTCGAGCAAATAACTCTATTTTACGATATTGTGACCCATACAACTTATCTATTTGTGTATTGACCAATACAGGTTTTTCGCTATTCTTTTCACCTCTTGGAGTCATGATAAGTTGTGAAATATTTTTATTATGTCTTTCTAAAAATTTTCCTCTTCTTCCAATTAAGATATATTCAGTATTACCACGAGTATACCTACCTAACGCCGTAACAGCTCTTGTAGGCTTTGTTTTTGTAACTTTAACCCATACAAACCCACCTGTTTTATACTCAAAACCCCATGTTTCCATGGTCGCTATACACTCTTTTAATAAAGGCCAAGTACCCCATAAAAATAAAGTACAATCTTCGGCTGCAATATTTTGTATAGGCAAATCTTTAATATCTTTTATAGACAAGGTTTTATACTTATAATGAACACCTTTTTTAGCATTACCGTAAGTAAGTTTGTCATTATATGTCCATGGAGGGTCACACAGAATAATCTTAAATTTTTTCATAATGCACTTACTAACCTACTATTTATACTGAATTGTCCTCGTTTCAAACATATAGCTTGTTTTACCCCACCTGAAGCACTAATCATGTTTTTTATAGAAATATAACATATTTTCTGAATATCTGTAGCTACAAAAGCAAATACATCTACTTCGTCTATATCAAATCTTTTCCTAGCACCTTTAGCTCTTCTTGTACTGTATCTGTAAGTATCTTTAGAATGCGAGTAACTTTTAATATTAGCAGTAGTTTTGACTTGAACTCTTTTTAGCGTATTTTCTACTTCTACAACTATATCATAAGAACTATCTTTATCAGCTAAAAATGCACTGTAACCTTGCATTAATAAATCAAAACATACAAAGTGCTCACCAGCTTTGCCTAGTCTTATTGCAACACTTGGTTCAGTTAAATTATACTTAGACATCGATCCCCTCAATTTTTGTATATAACTTTATCAATAATATATTAAATAATTCATTCATATTTTTCTATCAGTACTCCAATTTTCTTCGTATAATCTGAGATACATTGGACCACGTTTAATTTCGCCTAAACGGTACTTAGTATCGTCTATACGTACAAGTGCATAAGAAAGTTTAACACATAAAAGATTTAAAGCAGCATTCGGATTATTATTTCTAACAAAAGCATATTTGGTTTTTAAAGGATTGCTGCTGTCAAGTATTTCAACTTTTTCTAATTTTACCTGCCACATATCTTCTCGGCCTTTAAGCATTCGTATACCTAAAGATGCTTTAAGAATACGAGCCACCTCCTCAAGAGTTCTGGATCTGTCTGCATAATTTAATATTTTATACATTACGTCGCCTTGTCCAATATTATTTCGGACTTCTCATCCCACTCTTTCATATTTCTTAAATTTTTACGTATTTTATATCCACTTTAAGAGGAATAGTCAGCCAGGGTAACCCAGTATTTTCCATAATTAATTTAGTAGCCTTAACAATCGGATTCAAAAATGCTCTTTTACAGTCTATTATAATACTATCGTGTACAGTTCCGCAAGCTAAAGCTACAGTATTTTTCTTAATTTCTTTATCTAAAAACCAATTAGTATTTTTCGTTTTTGTCTTAAGTGCCCGGTCTGTAGCTACTTTCCGATAATATTGCTGTAATAAATTTACCGCCGTCACACAAACATCGGAAGCCGGAGACTGAATAGTGGTATTCACCGCTTGTCTATCCGCTCCATTCGGGTCTGAATAATCTAAGTAACGCCGCCTACCCATTACTGTAGTAACAAAGCCTTTAGAGCGAGCCTCAGCTTTTATTCTTTCACAATATGCGTACACACCTGGGTATTCTCTAAAATACCCCTCCAGAATGGCCTCAGCTTCCTCCTCAGTGACATTTAAATCTTCTTTAAGGGAATAAGCTGTCTTTCCGTAAATTATGCCAAAATTTACCGTTTTGGCCATTGTGCGCATTTGCTTTGATACAGCTTCTTCTACACACCGAAAAACAATATTAGCTGCCGTTTTCAAATGAAGATCAATTCCATTAGCAAAAGCATGAATAAATGTCGGGTCCTGACTAACTATAGCCATGACAAATAATTCAAGCTGCTTATAATCAGCTTCTATAAGAATTCCGTCATCGCCCCATCTGGAAACAAAAGCTTCCTTCACAAATCCATCACGTTTAAGATTTTGTAAATTAGGATTCCGAGACGATAATCGGCCTGTAGTAGTTCCAGTAATATCATATGAAGTATGAACACATTTATCTATAGTATTCCCCCACATGTTAATAAAAGGTTCTATATGATTTGATAATTGCGTTTGAATAGATCCAATTTCAGTTGATAACTTAATAAACTTCATAATATTCGTGTTATCAGGTAAAGGATCAAGATTAAATGTATTTATCGGATCTAAAAGTTCAACATCTTTATAAATACTCCTTAAATATTGCTGAATAGCCTTTTTCCCAAAGGACTTTCGTTGTTCTCTCTTTCCGGTTTTAGTTTTTGCAGAAACAGTTATTTCTTTTAAATTAAAACCACTATTGAACACAACTTTCTGATACTCTTTTTTACCTTGTTTTTTACCGTTTACTATCCTACGAGGCACCTCTTCCTCAGTCGTAATTTCCCCACCATAAACAACAGCGAATTTATGTTTATCGGAACTAGGCTTGAATTCTAAACCAGTCTGTCTTTCAAAATTTGCTACTTCCTGTAATGATCGTAATTTAGAAAATAATTCAATAAGTCGCTCCTCATTTTTCTCTTTCATACGTATACAATGAGGTACATCTAACGCAATTCCTGTCTTTATTAAATCCATAATACCTCTAAGTTGAGGCACCATAAAATTATAATGAATATCCCAAAGTTCTTTATCTCGAAGCTTTGGTCGGAAAAGGTTCCACAAACGAAGAGTACCATCTGTATCCCCTGCGTTATAATCAACCATAATATTGGGAGGGATATTCATATAGGATTCACCGTCACCAACATATTGTTTAAGTGCGTACTCATAAAAACCAATATCAGTATGTTGTTTAAGAAGAACTTTTAAAGCTTTTCGTTCTTGCTCATTCTGATTCATTAAGAATTTCATGAGCATTGTGTCATCGTAATTAACAATTTCAAGACCGAGAATAGTTTCCAGCCAAACTATATCAAAAGCAGCATTATGAAAAATCTTTGTAATATTAGGATCTTTCAATAATTTATTGATATATGTAATAGCTAATAAAGGATTGACCTTTGGAGTATAATTCCATTTTTTGAAATAAGCCCCGTGCCGGTACGATAAAGGAAGAACGAAAGACTCAGCTTCGTTAACAGATAATGACAAAGTTGTTATCTCTGAATCTGGCAGAAATGGAGTAAAAGCATTTGTTTCAATATCAACAGCTACTCGTCCAGTTTGTTCAGCTATCTCTTTTATGTATGAAAGATCTTTCTCAGAGTCAGCTTCTTTATAATAAGTCGGAGTTATTTTTCTTACTCCATTTATTAATTCAAGAAATTTTATAAGATGTTCTCTAAATGCTTGACGCTTAGAGATATTAGTTTCAATATCCTTAAAATTATGGACAGGAAAGTAAACTATTCCATCTTTTATTATATGAGCCCCTGCACATGCATCTATCTCAGGTTTTCTTCTTGTAATAAGATCAAAATCCCATAGAACAGCCTTAAAAGCAGTTTCACCAAGTAACATAACGTATTTAGGCTTTATTATGTCTATTTGTTGTTTAAGCCATTTATTACAGCGCTTAATAAGATTAATAGTTGGTTTTTTATTTACATAACAAGAAATTGCAGTAGTGTAGTAATATGATGCAGGTAAATTCGCTTCTGCGGAAGCTTGATTAAATTGTGAAATAACTATATCTTTATCAGAGTCAAAGTTACAGCCCCCTATAACCATAACTCGACTCTGAGCGTTTCCGAAAGCAGGATACAAATTCTTTTCTACTTTGCATTTTACACACGGAGATTCTATGTGGTGAATACAATTCTTACCTTTAGATACAGGGTAAGGACATACACCTTCACCTTTAAATTCACATGTATTATCAGGGCATTCGTACTTCACTTATTTACTCCGGTAGGCTACTTAGCTTGGATAATTTTAACTTGATTAGGCTTAATGATACGACTTTCAGATTTTTTGGCACCGAATATACCATCGAGTACGCCAGGGTCCATACCAAAAGCAATACCTTTTTCGTAAATAAAAGCGCCTATATCTTCGTTATTTGCTTTAGCTCCAAAATATGCTATAGCTTCTGATGTGGTATTTCTTACGAAGACCAAATTTTCTTTCATTGTTCTATAGGACTCTTTATACTCGTCCCAGGTAATTACCCCTTTATCAACCAATAGTTTCGCAATAGCGGCAGTACTCATTATAGAAGCATCTACTCTGGCTGAGAAGGTTCTCTGCATTTCAAAGAGTTGAAGTTGAGAAGCAGGTTTTTTACCTTCAATCTTGACTGTATTTTTAGCTTTAGCAACTTTTGAAATTTCTTTTTTAGCTCTCATTTGCTTAAGAGTTCTTTCAGTACGTTTCTTATTCGCCATAATTTAAAGCCTCGTGTAAAAAATTAACGTTTATACTTATTTACTATATCTTTTATTATAATCTTTATTGTCTCTAAATCAAGTACTAAAAGCTCATTCAAAGCAAACACAACTATTTGAGTATCCTCTTTATCCATTACCATAAAAGGAGCCACACCTCCGTTATAATCTTCAACAATATTAATATGCTCCACATCCATAATAACAACTACAGGAGAGTTTTCTTCTTTACATATTAGTAATGGAATCTTATTAAATTTTTCAGCTTCAATTAAAAGCTTATTCCAGAAACCCCATATAGACATGTCCTCTTTCTTTTTTGAGGTATCCTTAAACCATTCAGTAAAATGCAAAGAATAATAATTTTTACATTCAATAACAAATTCCGGCAACTCTTCTATAACGACATCACCTATACTAGCTTCCTTCATGGCTTTACTTACCTGACGACTTGTATATGCGCCGGAACCTGGAGTACGATAAGCGGTAACTTTCCAATGTTTCTTGAATAAGTTGCAGACGGTTCGCTCAAACCGATCACCTTTATCCTTAGAGTTTATTCTTTTATCTCGTTTTTTCTTATTTTTTATCATACTAACTAAGCTCGGTTATACCTTTTGTTTTAGTAGCTGTTATAAAACTATCAAACTCCAATGCAATTGATTCACTATGGCTTACGACAAAAATACTATTTATATCAGACATACTATGTAATAAAGTAATGACTAAACTGCAAGTAGACGCATCTAACGAATCAAAAACCTCATCCATGAAGACGAGATTATATTTTGTCTTCGTAATTTGCTCGTAGATATACTTTAAAGTAAATAAAACAGCGATATCCATTATTCGTCTCTCACCAGACGAACTTGATTTATAAGTAGGACCGCCGGAGTCATTATCAACATGTTCTGAAATTTTATTCCGTGTTTCACCACTTTTAAGAGACTTATCCGGTAACAATGTAAGAGCGATAGTATTATTAGATAAATAACCAAGATACTTAGCTACAAGAGTATTCATATTATTTAAAATAGAATCCAGCATAAATCCTTCAACACCGGCTGAACTGAATCCTACTTTCCAAAATTTTAGTATTTCTAATTTTTCTCCTTTAGATTTCTTTTTATCATCTATACTTTCTTTCTTTTTACGTAAATCGTCAAGAGCAAGACCTAACTCTAATTGTCTGGAAAGTAAGTTAGAAGGAGGTGCTGTTTGGGGTATTAGTTCTTTAACTTTATGCTCTATCGCTTTTATATCATAAGCAAGTTCACCAAATACAGTGATAGCTTCTCTTTGTTTAATCTGAAGGACTGGTAGATCGTTTTTAAGTGTATTACTAAGTTCCATCTGTTTCTTAAGTTCAGCTTGAGCTAAAGTACGATCACCAAAATTTATTATTGCTTTTTTGGCGGCCTCTACCCTATTACCAGAATCTGTTATTCCTTCTTGGATATCAGAAATATCTTTAATAACAGTTTTTGCATTATCGACTTGACCTTGAACCTTTATAATAGCATCTTTAAGATCATGAAGTTTACTACTTACAATAAGTAATTCGTTTTGAACAGGGGCTAAAGCTCCTGTTTTCAATTTATTTATTTTTGCCCAAACTTCAGTTTCATAACCCTCTACTTCAGTTTTCTTATTATTAGATTGTTCTATAGCATCTTGTATAAGTTTTAAAGTACTTTCTGACTCTTTAAGACTTTTTGTTTGAGTATCGATGTTAACTTTTATATCAGACAGAACCTCTTGTATTTTATTGTACTTACATGTTTTACATTCTTCACTAAAATACTTATTTAACACATCATCTTTTTGCTGATTTAATTGTTTTATAGTTATACTTACCTGAGCTATGTTTCTTTCAACACCATTTAAACTTATAATTTGTGTATTTATTTTATTATCAATTTTTTTCTTAGTTTCTAAAATACTTGAAAATAATTGTTCTTCTTTATTTACCCCCGCCAATATCTCTTTCTCATTCTCGTTAAGATAAGCAAATTTATTGGTGTTTACTTCAACTTCATTATTTAATTCTGCCAACTTATGCACAGATAAATCAGACGAATTATTTTTCAATTCTGACATCTTTAATTGAGATTCACTTAGATTTTTTTCCAAAAGTAGTTTATGTCTAATTAAATCATCATATGCAGTTTGATTATTTTGGCAAAGTCTAATATTATCAGCATTTTTATCAATGTTTTCTTTTAAAGTTTCCAATTCTATTTCAATGTTTTTTAATATTTTCTTTTTACCTTCAACTTGCGAAGATAATTCTTCTTGTTTATTCTGTTCCTCTTTTATTCTACCTTTGATCACTTCTACTTGTGCATCATACGCAATGATATCATTTTTTACATTTTGAGCTTGCGAAGTCTTTTCTACACGTTCAACAGTCACAGCAATTTCATCATTATTCAAATTTTGAAGATCAGCTTCTACTTCTTTAATCTGAACAATAGTATTTTTATATGCTGCACGAAACTTTTCTATGAAGAAAGTGGGAAGAATGAGTTCCTTCTTATCTTTATCTGACCGACCTAAGAAAGGCTCAATATTATTAAAAGAAAAAACATTTGAATGAACAAATGAATCAAAGTCTGCTCCGATAATATCAACTATAAGTTCGTTAGTCTCTTTATCAACACACTTAGATAAATTATCGAACTTATCTTTTACACGCTTTTTAAGAACAACATTATTCTTGAATTCTGGATGCTTCCTATGACGTGTAATATGATACTCGATATCTTCTCGTAAAACAACAACAGTAACCCGGCAACCTTCTTTCTTAAATTCTTTTTTTGGTGTAAATTTTGGATCTGTGATTATCTCACCTTCTGTTTCTTTTCCGGCCAAAGTTCTATCGTATAAACACCAAAGAAGACCGCTGGATATTGTGCTCTTTCCTGCACCATTGGAACCTGTTTTATCATTGTTAACGCCTTTTATAAGAAGCACACCTCGATCATCCAGAACAAGATTACTGTGTTTTATTCCCTTGTAATTAACGAATTCCATTGATTTAAATGTAACAAACATTTTATTTAACCTTTAAGCTGTAGGACTAAGTAAATTCAACCCTTCACGCAGTAATACATCCTTATCTATTACTGGTTTGGTAGACTGTATATATGTTCCGAGAACATCTGTAGTCTTATCCGTCCACTCTACTTGAATACGATTTGTTAACTCCACAACTTTCTTATTTTGTTTTTTAACGTATTTCGCTTCTTTAACATTATATGCATCAGCTTTTGCAAAATGAGGAAAGAAAGTCGGAATCCAAGTAACTTGTCCCCCACTGTTACAATAAATCATAAATCTTTCTTGACATCCGCATCCCCAAAATCATAATGCATTGGAGACCCAATATTATAAGTGTCAGAACTTTTATTTACAAAAGGTCTGTGATTATGGCCGGAAAATAAAAGTTTATATTTGAAACGGGATACATCCACCGCTTCATTTTTTCTAAAAATTGCCCCACTCATGACCGGGGAGTTAAATATAAGCTGGTGCATGAAGACGAGCGAATTTTCATTAGAATTCTTTTCCAAGAATGAGTATAACTTTTCAATATCATATTGATGAGGACATATGACTATATTATCTCTTTTATATAAATTGTCAACAACTGTTACATTATAAATTTCAGAATACGGAGAAAGAACGTGAGTTCCGGTTTTGTTAATCTGATCATGATTCCCTGGAATCATAATTAAATTAATAGAAGTCTTAGGACCAAAATAATGCTTTAATTTCTTATAGACTAAGTTACTGTAAATATCTGAGTCCAATTTAGTTCTTATATGAAATAAGTCTCCACAAAAGAAAATAAATTTAACTTTATACTCTATTGCTTTTGCATAAACTTGGTCTAAGATATTTAGGCCAGCCATCAATAATTCATTTTCACCATCTTTGGTAATATTAGCGACAGGAAACCTATTCAAATGTAAGTCTGAAAAAGCTATAAAATTCATAATAAACTCATTTTACCATATCTAAAAGTTGTGGATGAGTCTTTAAAAACTCGTTAAAATCTTTTCTATAAAACTTTTCTTTTCCAAATGCATACCAACTCCCCGCTTGTACAAGCGTCTTTTGATAAACGAGAAGATCAAATAAACCATCATTATCAGAGATTCCAGTAGTATAGTCAATGATATAAGTCATTCTATTACCACCGGCAGAAAAACGACTCTTCTGAAGTTCTAAAGAACACTCTTTAGCCGCAGCAGGTTGAAATGGAGTTGCGGCCTTAGCTTTATATTCTCCATTTTCTTCGTTTCTGTAAAGAACATTATGTCCACGAGTATAAAGAGTGGTTGAAGCATGAAATTGAGGAGCACGTCCACCCGTTGGTTTCGTTTTCTCTTTTTCAAACATTCCTACAGTTTCTCTTTCTTGAGAAACCAAACAAAGTACAATCGGTTTCTTACTCAAGCGACAAGTAGATTGTCTTAAGCCAGTTGATATAAGTCCTGCTATTCTGGCACCTTCCATAGCCGCTTTTTCCATAGATGTACCTAACTCATGTTTTGTAGCGCAAGCACTTATAGAATCAACAGCTATAAAAATAGGAGGACCGTCTATTTTAGCATTATCGATTATCAAATTGATACAATCAAAAACATGTTCGATTGTGTTTGGTTGATAGAAAGCTATATCTTTATAATTTAATTCAGGTATTGCTTTTTCAAGAAATATAATATCTCTGTTTGCAGCTTCTGTATTGAAGCATACGAATAGTCCACCCATTTTCTGGATAGCAGCTCCCAATTTCATCATCATAACAGATTTGCCAGACTGAGAAGCGCCATAAAGTAAGACACTTGTACCAAACTCTATTGGAGCAAATTTATTAAATGTAATCCAACTTGATTTTATTTGTCCTGTTATCGTGGTTGGTAGAATAAATTCTCCAAGAGCACCCATAAGAATAACATCTACTCTTTCCTTTAAAGTTGGCTCTTTCTTCTTCTCAGTCTTTTTCGTTTTCTTTTTATCTTCGCTCATAATTAAATATTTTTCCAAGATTTTTTATTTCTAATATTACTTATGGTGGAAACTGTCACCTTGTACATTTTAGACAATTTTTCTAATCTTAACGGACTCTCCCTGATTTCAAGTATCTGAGTTTCAGTTAATTTTACGTTACCTTTACCTCTCTTATGAAGCAAGAAAGGTTCGTCATTAAGAAGTCTTTTAGCTCTTTCTTTAAGTAATTTTATCGTTTTATAGAACGTACTTGATGAAAGTCCTGCATATTTAAAAGAAGGTGCACTATCGTCTATATCTTCTTTAGGTGCAAGATATTCCAGAACTATTTGACCTCTTGGTATATCTGAACAATTATCCCGAAGTAACTGTATATAGTCTCTTATACTCTCATGAGAATTAAAATTTGTATATTCAATATCGAACATAGAAAGTGTAACAAAAAGTGAAACACTTATTCCATCTTCTTCATAAGCAGTCGGTACATTCTCATTTTTTGAACGTTCTATTGCTCTCCAAACCCAAGATTTAATAGTGGTAGTTAAGTATTTATAAGCTTCTACAGCACCCATATTTTCCAAATAATTTTTCTCAGGATGTTCAAATATGTCTTCCCATAAATGAATCCTTACTTCCTGAGCTATATCATCTGCATCAATTGATCCACAAAATCTTTTAAAACATGACCGAACAATTTTATTTATCGTATCGTCCAGACTTTCCAAAAGAGCGTTTGTATCTGCTCCTCGTTCATAAACATCACAAAATTTTAAAATACTGTTCTTCATAACTACCTCTAACGGGAATAAATTTCGCATGAATCGTTAGAGCAGTATTTGTTCTCTTTCCCGTCTGATCCTTCAAAACCACTCCAATCTATCTTTTTTAAACATGATAATCTCTCTGTATATTCTTTTTCTGAAATACCTTCATAAGGCATTTGTGGGTAAACGTTATCTTTAAAAGGTAATAAAGAAACAGATTTAATAAGTGGAATATAATGTGCTAACATTCTTGATAAATCTGGTTTCTCTGAATCTTTAAAGTTTATTGTACACGAAACCATATTATCCGACCATTCTCTCTGAAGTAAAGCAAGAAGTGAAAATTGCTCCCAGGCTGATACTTGAGATACTGGGCGTGTAGTTCCTGTATAAATTGGATATTCGATTACTTTAGTTGTACCTTTAACATAAACATCATCCTCTATTGGAATACCAGCTTCTTCAAGCACCTTTAACACAGGACTGGTTTCGCTTATTCTCATGCGTCTTATTGCATAAGTATGAGTCGGAAAATGCATTCCTGGGCTTACGCCTGCCAACTGACTGACTGTACCGGAAGGTTTAACGGTTGTAATCCTGATAGGAGTTGGAACCCCGGCTTGTTCATTAAAAAATTTAGCTGCTTCTTTAATATGAGAGTAACCGTCTCTCATGAATCGAACTATTTTGAAAGCACCCCACTTATCAAACCAATCACTGACTCCACAAATAGAAAGCCCGATTCTTCTGTTACGAGCTATCACTGCATTTGTACGCTCATCATGAGTAGGTAATAAAGAAACACTTGTGGCATACATTGTGCCTAATTCGCACATTCGAAGCCACTCTTTTTTAGATTTTGCTCGTACCGGAAAAAGTTCCATTAAATTACAAAGTTCTTTATCTTCCTGTCCAACTTCTCCACAAGGATTAGACATAATAGCTGGATCAGGTCTTCCAATATGTCCATATCTCTCATACTTACGTAAGTTTAATAAATTGAGTAATCCTGGCTCCCCATTATCACAAATAGTTTCTATAATGTTATCTAATTTCAAAAAATCATTAACATGTTCCAATCCAACAGTATTATTACTCATCCAACCGATTTCTTCTCTTTCGGGATTCAATTTATAATTTTTTAAGTTTAAAAATGTTTCATCATGAAGAGAACCACAAATTTGTTCAGCACTTCTTCTAACATTTCCAGCAATGATACAAGCACCAACACTATTTGCAATATCAGCGATCAATCTTATGCTACTACTTTTCTTAGTAATAAAAGATTGCATAAATTCTCTTATGCGGGTATGAAGAAGTATGAGAGGTTCTGGTCCTGAAGCTGTACCTCCAAACCCTTTTATAGGTTCACCAAGTTTCCTAACTTTACTGTAATCAAAGATATAAGATCTGTTATGTTCATTGTAACTTTTATTATAAGATTTCAAAAGTCCTATGACAGATTTAATCCATCCTTCTCGTGAATCTTCTACTGTAAACATTATTTCACTATCAACAGGTGGAATATACAGTGAATCTCTTAAAGTATTATCCGTAAAGACTCTAAGACCGATTCCAGTACCACACATAAGAGCATCCATTATCCACCCTATATCTTCTGCAAAAGAGCCATTTTTAACTGCGGAAGCTCCGCAGTTATTAAGAGCCATTGAACCTCTTTCATACACATATTGTGTACCTTGCGCCCAAAGACCTCTTCCTGGAGGAAGAAGCTTTAAAACATAAATATAAAAAAATAAGTCAACAGCTTCTTTAGTCCAATAAAAATCATCCCATTTGAGACCATGCGTTAAATACCAATTTTTTCTGATACTCATCGATCCTTCTACCACTCTACGACAAGTATCTCCCCATTTTTCTTGAACTCCATTGGATTTTTTTCGACTATAGTTCGTATAATATACGATTTCACCAAAACCGTTAAATCCAAATTTGACCGGGTATTTCTTTTGAATATCTACAATATCATCTGGTAATTTAAATCTTTTTTCAACAAACATATATCATCTTTCAATATTTTTGAGTAAAGGAGTATTGAGCCAACCAAGTCGTTGTTATACTACTTTGTCTTGTTACCCAATACTCCTTTACATCGTTTCCTACTATTGCATTTCACTGTTCAAAACAGACAATCTTGTCTGTACATCATCGGCAACATTTTGCCCGTTCCCTGGATTTGCATTTATAACTACAGAACCCGGATTCACTACTGCACCTGGAGTTACCGCTACATTGGGACTATTATTGACCACCTGACCGTTATTCGCAGGTTGAACAACATGATTATTCCCAGGATTAACAACATTCGCAGCCCTTTTACTTTTCGCATCAAAACAAGACTGAGCTTTAAGACATCTTTTACAGTTTGAATCCTGCTCATCATAACCTACTGCATTCGCATTAAAAGCATGGCATAGGTCTACTTCGCTAACTGTAGTAGCCGGAGTAAACTTAGGGATAGCTTCGTTATTTCCAGCATTTCCTGGATTGACAACTGCACCTGGATTCACTACTGCACCCGGATTAACTACAGTGCTCGGATTCACTACTGCACCTGGGTTGACAACTGCACCCGGATTAACTACAGTGCTCGGATTCACTACTGCACCTGGGTTGACAACTGCACCCGGATTTACCGGATTATTAATCAGACCAGCGTTTACAGGCTGACCAATATTTACCGCCTCACTCTGGAGAGCAGGATGAATAAAAGTCTGTTGATTACCGGCTTGATTGGTCTTATAAAACTCTATTACCTGCTCAGGTGTCGGAATAGGTACTATCTCAGCCTTTATAGCATGACAAACCTCTTCCCACTTCCAAGCATTTCCGGTAATGTCAACAGCATTGCCGTTGATTGAAGGAACCGACTGTCTGTAGTCTCTTTGTTTTGAATTATCTTTAGTTCCGATGATAATGTCAAACATATATCCACGTTGTGGATCACAAATATTAACACCAGAGCTATCTTCAATACGTTTTGCATGGAACTCAATCTGATCCAGCAATTCTTTCCCGTAAGTAAGAACAACAGGAAACGCTAACATTCCATTTTCTACGAAAGAAACTAAAGATGCAGCCCCGACTCTCTCATTAAGAGCTTTGGCAGCCTTATGGTATGATACACTGGCTGGAGGGCTTCCTGTATACCCTTTATCTTTCGTATAACCGAGTTCCTTGGCTTTTGCGTATAAAGCAAACTTCTCTCTACAGATTGGACATTGTGTGTCCACAAGAGGCTTTTGATGAGTATCAGGCACTGTATAATCGTAGCTAGTACGGCGACAGATACCGGGCTGTCTGTTGATCCAATGAAAACTTTGAACGATATAAGGGTAATCTGCGCCCTGATAAAACTCAGGACTTAAAGGGTAGAATCTTACCGGATGTATGCCCAATGATAGATGAGAAGCTCTTTTTACTTTTATAGTATGAGCGCCACATTCTATTACTTTACCCTGACTGTCACCAGAGTTGTTGTTTGAAGCTTGACCAAATATTTGCATGTGTTATTACCTTTCTGTGTGTAAATGTCCTATTGATTTTAACTCTTCTTTTTTGCGCCTGGAAATTTCTATAAGATCGTCTTGTTTTAGCAATAATGCTTTCAGTATAACTTTTACTTTATTTTCCGCACTTCCGAGTTCTACAATTTTTGCTTTCAAGTCTGATAACTGGTTTAATTGTCCTTTAATGGAAATCACCTGTTCATCAGAATTTACAAGGTTTTCAAGAACTTTATCGGTACATCGAGCAGCCGCTTGCGTCAACTCCATTTGTCTTTGCAAGTACACAGCAGACTTTCGTACTAATAAGCTATCATTTAACCTTTCTTTCTGAGCGGCTAAGCTTACTTCTAATTTTTCTTTAGCTTCAAGAAGCATACAAGAAATAGAACCATAGAAATAATATGCGCCGGATACTTTGTGTAACTCTGCCACTTCATCGACTGTATCAGCAATGTTGCAATCTATTCGTGGATAAGCTGTACACAATTTACCTCCTCGCATATGCTTTAACTCTTCATCAAGTTCATGTTTCTCAAGAAACTCTCTTAAATCCATAGACAAGACCCTTTTTAATTATTTGAAGAAATAACAATATTTAGTTTAGACAGATTACGCTGTGAGATGTACGAGCCAAGGAATTATACAATTTTCCGCACCATGTGTTAAGGGCATACTTCTCAATATAAAACGTCAGCTCACATTTTTAATATTGGATTAGTTTTTTGCAGAATCACGCTGCTGATTTTAAAATTTTTTTATTTTTGTTCTTTATTCTATTTTTTGGAAGACTTACTGGGAAGACTTATAATTGCTTCAAAATGCTTCGTAAATTTTTCGTATAGGATAAATATAATATAATTGGATTTATTTGTCAATAAAAATTTCGTCTAAAACAATTTTTTTAATTTTGTCATCCTTGTCCCAAAGTTCAAGGTACTTTTCTGAAATCCCTTCTCGAATTCCATAAGCTAAAAGAAAATATGGATCACCTTTTCCGGTTATGCCGAGTGATCGTATAGCCTCACTTATAATAATGCCAAATTTTTGCAATTTTTTTACGAGTAATTTAGTTTTTTTTACAGAAAGTCTAATTTTTTGCTCTTCAGTGAGGTCTATATCATGAGCTAACTCATAGTTTTTATAAAGACTTAGCGCTTCATGATCACTAAATAAAAAAATTGTTGGATATCGCTTATTTTTTTTGTAATAATAGTCTATAACAGCATCGACTAATCTTTTTGAATCCAAATTATTCTTTAAAATAAATCGACCTATAGATTTAATTACTCTATCTAAATTTTTATCTTTTTCTAAATTTGATGCTGTTATCTTTTTCCAATTGGGAACTCTTTCATTATAAAATTTAATAAATAATGAGGTAGAATTAATTATCATATACAGCCTCCTGAGTTTAGACTCTAACACAGAATCTATACAGTGTCAATTATAAATCTTTATTTTCTGGTGAAGATTGGGAGCGAAGCGACTAGTCTTCACCACTGCCGAAGGCAGTAAAACTTATACTTTATTTTCTCAGTATTTCAAAAATCTGGTGCATACAAAATAGCTATACTACTACTACGTAGTAGTATAGCTTTTTTGTTAGAACGAATACTGTATTTTAATATAATCTATAGATCTTTATTATATTATTACATAGTAATAATGATCGTTTTAGCTATATACTACTACGTAGTATATAGCTAAAACGTATGTTTTTTCGATAAATATTTATAAATAAAAGTCCTTGTTTTTATTCAGACTTTTTGTTATTATAGTTTGAGCTTCTAATTTTAAGGAGAACTTATGAAACTAGGCATCTTGATTCGACATGCTATCAAACTTAAAACTGAGAATAGGTACATTTATTCGTCATTTGTAAATTATTTTGATATTTTTAATAATTTTGATTATATTGAAGTTATGGGTTTCTTAGCTTATAAAAGAAATTTTAAAGAAATATCTAAATCTCTTTTTATTTTTAAAAATAAAGTTCATTCTTTTTCTTATACATCTTGTAGAATAAATCCTTTGGATTTTACTCAAATTGTATCAACACCGGCAAATTTTGCTTTAAGAAATTATAAAGAAATTATTAGTTCTTTCGGGTTTATAATTAATCCTAAATTAAAACAAATTAATGAATCGAAAAAACAAGAAGTGTTTAAGTTATATCAGATTATCAACGATATTCTTGATAATTTACCTGAATCTATCAGGCAGACGTTGAAGACGGAGTAGCGTATGGAATTTAAAATCGGAAATAAATTTATTGTAGTAAAAACTCATGCTACGTATCAGTCTAAGATGCTTAAAACATGCGGGTCTCCTCTATGGATTCAGAAAGGAGCCTTTTATCTTTGTCCGCTTCAACCCAGTTTTATTCGAAATTTTAGATTAGTTTTTAATTTGAATAACAGTAGTCTTAATAGTCTTTTGAATCAATGTATTCAACGAGATGATTATTACGCTAAGATAATGAATGAATGTGAATTTTATCGAGAGAATGAATACTTACCAACACCTATTGATAATTTTCCTGTTTTTGCTAAAGGAATGCGTCATGCTCAAAAAGTTACATTATACGCCTCTTTCCAAATTCCTCGGTTTGGATCTTTTCTTGATATGGGAATTGGAAAAAGTAAAGTTGCAATAGATAATATTGCAATGAGATTTGCATATAAGCAAGCAAAAACTGTTTTAGTTGTTTGTCCAAAATTAAATGTTTTTAATACCTGGCTTCCTGAATTCGAAAAACATAGTAAATTAAAAGTCCCTATTTTACCAATAGTGGGAGGTAAGGAAGATAAAACAGATGCTTTACTCAATGAAAAGAGAGAGTTCTATGTGCATGTGATGACTTATGATACATTGTGGCGTTATATAGGTAAACTGCCTCTGTATGATATTGTAATTTTTGATGAATCGAGATCTTTAGGTAATGCTAAGTCTAAGAGAAGTGACGCTGCTTTTCAAGTATCGGCGAATGCTAAGTACGTGATGGAGGCGACAGGAACTCCAAATACTCTTAAAAATATGAAGGATGTCTTTTCGCAATATAAAGTTATGACGTTAGGACAAACGTTTGGGCTTAGGTATCAAGATTTTCTTGAGGAGTATTTTATTGATGTTGGAAAACATTTTCCACTATGGGTGCTTAAAAAAGATAGCTTTGATATAATTAAACGACTTATGTTTACAGTGGCAATTTCTTATAAGAAGGAAGATTGTCTTGATTTACCTTCTCGTACGATTAAACATGAAGTTGTTCTTCCTACGACATTTCAAAGATATTTCATGGATTGTTTTGATGAGGGGTTTAGCCTTATAAATCCTAATTTAAAGATGAAAAAGTTTTTTGAAGATAACGGAGTGGATTATGATAAAGAAGTAAAAGCAATAAATAACGCACTTCCGATTAGTAAAGTAACTAAGCTTCAAGAAATTACAAGTGGATTTTATAAGCCATTTATTGATGATAAAAAAATAATTCCTTTTCTTTCAACAAAAGTGGCTGCTATGTTGGAGATTTTGGAAACTATCCCGAATGAGAAAGTTATAATTTGGTGTCGGTTTACTGAAGATATTGAGAATCTTCAGAAAGTTTTAGGAAAGAAAAAAATAAAATCATATCTTATGACCGGTAAGAAAGATGAAATAAAGAAATGGCAAAAAAGTAAATCTGTTAAAGTTTTATTGGCTATGGAGTCAGTTGGTAAAGGGATGAATCTTGTTGAAACTGCTTATATGATATATTATTCATATGACTACTCTTTAGAGCACTTTCTTCAGTCATTAGATCGAAATTATCGTGATGGGCAATTAAGGAATGTTTATGTTTTTATTATTAAACAGAAAGATACTGTAGATCAAGCAGTTATATTAGTATTAAATACTAACGAGCGTTTTTCAAAAAAGCTTACTGCAAGACGTTTTAAGAAAATTATTCGAGGAAAATAAAAATTTTTTAATTTTATCGTAAAAAAATTAGCTACTTTTTGGCATTATTATTAATAGAAGGGTATATTTAAGAAGATATTTTTTCTTAAAATACAGTAAAATAACTACTTTTATTAATAAATATAAATAGATGCTATGGTTGATAATACAAATACGGTAAAAAAGAAAAATGGGAACCCCGGTTACAGTGATGATGTGCGTGCTTATGCACGCATGCTTTATCTTATTGTAGATGAAAAGACAAGTCTACAAAAATATTCTTTATCGAAAATATGTGATGAGTTAGCAGTACAATTTTCAATGAAGAAACCCTCCGTAGCAGCCGTATCTAAATGGTCCAAAAAATGGAAAGAAGAACTTTCCACCCGCAAGACTATTCTAAGAGATAACGATTCTGCTTTATTCGATTATCATAAAGAAACAAACAGTTACGTTAATAGAGGTAAAGTTGTAAAAGCAATTCTTAATCAATTAAGAACTTGTCTTCTTTTATATTCAAAGCGTATACAAAGATACGGGAAGTTAGAAGACGAGATTCTTTCGTTAATGGAGCTTGGGACTGATGCCGCTCTTAGTAAAGTGCGTGGTAAATTAAGTTTCATGGCTATGAATGATATACAAAAAGGAGTTACAGGTTCTAACAGATCGTTTTTAGTTCAGTTAGAACAATTAAATAAATGGTTAGAGAAAGAAGAAGCTCGTGGTAAAAGTAATGGAGATGTTCTTGAAGTAAAAGGTGATAGTGTTTGGGAATTTGATCCAGTGGATATTGAAGAATTTATTGAAAGTGAAAAGTTTTTAGGTTCAATTTCTGGTAGTTTATTCCCTTGTGTTAAACAAGATATTATAAATATATTTTGGGGCAATCCTAGACAATTGTTAGAAAAGAGACGTTTTAAAGAAATTATTTTTAAAGAAGCTTATGGTACAGGAAAGTCAGAACGTGCAGCTATAATGTCTACGTATATTACGTATCTTGTATTATGTCTTCGTAATCCTTGTAAATATTTTGGATTTTTGCCCGGTAGTAAAATAACCGTAATAAATGTTTCAACAACACAGAAACAAGCGAAGGATGTTGTTTTTTCAAAGATAAAAGGAAAGATAGATCATTGTCCTTGGTTTAGGAATCACGGTTATAGTTACGATCCTAACAATAAACTTGAATTACGTTTTGATCCAGCGGATTCAGCAAAAATAGATACAGAAAAAATTTATAAAAATGTTTATGTAATACCCGGAAGTAGTAGTCAATATTCTGCTCTTGGTTATGATGTTCTTTGTGCTATTATTGATGAGGCTACTGCTTATGGTATTGAAAATGAGATGGATAAAGCAGAGATAATATACAATACTTTAAAAGGTCGTGTTTCTTCAAGATTTCCAAAATCTGGTCTGATAGTCATGGCTGGAAATCCACATCATACTTCGGACTTTCTTGAATTTCGTCTTAAGGATGCGGAAAATCGCAAAGATATTTATATTGTAAAACAACGTAGTATCTGGGAAGCCAGAATGCCGGATTATGACGGTGACTGGTTTTACTTTGATTATTTAAAAATGAAAGAGGTTGATGAGGTTGAATTTGGAAAAACACCAGTAATAAAAGTTCCAATAATTTATTATGATGATTTTAAGAACGCTCCTGAGACATCAGTAAGGAACTTGGCTGGTATTTCTCTTGAGAGTATCAGTAGATTTTTTACAAATATAGATAAGATTCAAGATATGTTTGTTCAATCTGGAAGAAAAAATCCAGTAAAAGAAATTATTAAAATTACAGAATTAGAGCATCCTGAAAATACACCATCAGAAACAAACAGAGCAGTAGATAAAACAAAAGTTGTGTTTGAGGATTGGTTTAAACCAATTAATAAAGGAGTTCATGCTGTTCATATTGATGTTGGCGTTAATAATGACGCATTAGGTTTGGCACTTGGTCATGTACATGGATATGAAAAAGGGCTTCAACAATTTTGGATAGATTGTATCATTCGGTTAAAAGGTTCACAGTCTAATCCTAATATATTAGCAGATGTACGAGATATAATTTATCAATTGTCAGAAATGGGTTTTAATATTAGTTACGTGACATTAGATGGGTATCAAAGCACAGATACACTTCAGATTCTTGGTAGAAGAGGTTACGAGGCTGACTATTTATCTGTCGATAAACAAATGGCTCCATATATCAATCTTCGTCAAGGTATTTATGAAGAGAGGGTTGACTGTCCTTTTGATTCTTTTCTGAAATATGAATTAGAAACTTTAGAGAATATCAACGACAAAAAGGTTGATCATCCGTTTAAAGGTTCAAAAGATATATCAGACTCTGTGTGTGGTGTCGTACACACATTGATTGAAAAAGTAAGAGTTGAAAGTATTATGTCAAATAATTACACACATAAAGTTGAATCTGAAGAAAAAGAAGAAAAAAAAGAAGCAAGGACTGCTGATCAAGTTTTTGACAGCTTTATAACAAATTTTGGGGAGGATGGGAACGAGTATGGCAACCCTTAGAAATAGATTAAGTGCGGCATATAAAGGATTAGTTACAGGTGTTAGTGGAAGAACTACAAGAGCTGGTATTGATCCGGAATTTCATGAGAATTCGTTGGCAGATATTCTTACTATTGATAATAGTAGGATAGCTAAGTACAAAGATTATGTATTAATGGACGATAATTATGGACAAGTAATATCATCTTCACTTGATGCAGTTGCAGATAGTACAGTGCGCTTGGACGAACCTATTGAAAATCCTATAAAAGTAATGTCTGAGTCTGAGCGAACAGCCATGTTTGTAAAAGATTTATATTCTTTTCTTGATATACGTAATCAACTTTGGACGTGGGGAAGAAGTTTAAGTAAATTCGGAGACTTATTTGTAGAGATAATTTGGGCTTTGGACGGAAGAAATGAGAAGTTGTCGCATGTAGTAGGGTTAAAAGCTCTTTCAGCAAAAACTATAAAGTTGAATGTTGACGATAAAGGAATTATTAATCGAGAATTTCCTTATGTGCAAGAGATTGACGGTGTTAAAGTTGTTAAGTTTAGACCTTGGCAAATGATTCATTTTATGTTGAGACGGGAACCTTCAGACGATTATGGGACAAGTTGGTTGAAGTCAGCTCGTATTCCGTATAGACAAATTGTTGCTATGGAAAATTCTTTGGTAATAGGTCGGTTAAAGAAGACAAGTATAAGAGTGCATAAAGTCGATATTACAGGAAAAACTATAGATCAAGTTCCAGAGGTAATTGAGGTATATAAAAAACAGTTTAAAGAAAGAGTTTGGATAAACCCCTCAACTCAGAAAATTGAAAAACATAAGACCCCGGTATTTGGGAACGATGACATTTATATGGGAGTTACGCAGGATGGTGGAAAATTTTCTGGTATTGATCTTCTTGAAGGTAAAAGTGAGATTGATATAGATGATATTCTTTATATTAGGGAGAATTTACTTGTTGCTCTTAAAGTTCCTAAGCATCTTTTGAACATAAATGATATCGGTAGTTCAAATAAACTTGTATCAAGTAATCAAGGACGTAATTTTAGTGCAAGTATCCAGAGGGTTCAGTTGGCTATAGTAGAGGGTTTGAGTTTTGTGACAGACTTAGCTTTGATTGTTCGTGGAATAAATATAAAAGAACGGGGTAATGATTATACAATAGCGTTACCTAAGCAAAGAACTGTTGACGAGCTTATAGCTGCTCGTGTAGAGCTTATTAAATCAACTGTTGCTAAGAATTATAAAGAGATGGAATTATTATCAGATGAGTATATTCTTAGTGATATTATGCGCTTGGAGCCTGATCGAGCAGCCAAGGTTCTTAAACAGATTGAAAAAGCTCGTAAGAAACGTGAAGAACGTGAGAGGCAGAATGCGATAGATAATCCTAATCAGAATAAAGACGGGGACAATAAAACAGGTGCTAAGAAGGATAAGAATTTTAATAAGACAGGAAAAGGTTCTGCCCCAGTTAGAAGACCTCAAAAAGAGATGATTCGGAGAGCATTAGTTGATCCTGAAGTTAAAGCATTGGTTAAGGATGTTAATGAGTTGATGAAGAATCAAAGAGTTTACGGGAGTAAGCGTTTTAATATGGATTTTATTGAGAACGAGATCTTAAACAATAAAGCTTAAGAAGAAATAATGGAGTAAGTTATGACTGAAGCTGATGAAAGACTTTTTGAGCTTAAGTTTAAAGGGTTAGCTGAACTATTTGAGGAAAAACTGAAGGCATCTGAGACAATCATTTGTAATAAAATGTCCAGTATTGAAAAAAATTTTACCGCTACTAAACTGACAATAGATACTCATGTAGCTTGGCATGAACGTGTTAATAGAAGAATTGTAGCAGGTACGATTAAATATGGTTTAATTGTATTTGGGGTTGTAATAATAACAGTTTTAATCTTAGGTGTTAAAGGTGGTGTTATTCCTTCAGTCTTAGCTAAGGTACTTGGTTAATTATGTTAAATCAGATTTATATAGAGGAGATTTGGAAAGATATAAAGAGTTATGAAGGTCGCTATCAAGTATCTAATTTAGGTAAAGTAAAAAGTCTTGTAAGAGAGTGTATTCTTAAATTTGGTATAAGAGGCAAAGGATATCTTTATGTAAATTTATGTAAAGATGGACAGGTTAAAAAATTTTCAATTCACAGACTCGTAGCTGAAACTTTTATACCAAATCCTGATAATAAACCTGAAGTTAATCATAGAGATGGCATTAAGAATCATAATGAAGCTACTAATCTTGAATGGGCTACTTCTAAAGAGAATATAGAACACGCTATGAAGGAACTTGGAAGAATTGGTCCACGAGGTGAGATTCAAGGAAATTCTAAATTAACAGAAGCAGATGTGATACAGATTAGAGAAAGTAAGTTAAGATTAAAAGACTTAGCTTATATTTATAAAGTTAGTATCCCACATCTTAGTGATATTAAAAATCATAAAAAGTGGGGACATGTATTATGCCTAGAGTAGTAGTTAAAAGAGGTAATTTAGACGAACATGATCCTTGGATGAGGCACAGGTTAGCCTATAACATGGGTTTATGGGATTTTTCATATGTTTATGCCGTTAATACAATGGACATTGATCAGACTATTGATGGTATAAAAACTTTTGAGAATTTTCCTATTGTTCCAGTTGGTTTTCCTATTGAGGACACTCAGGCTGCTAATAAGTTTTATGTGGATTATATGAGTGTGGCTGGCACAACTTTTGAGAATTTATCTTCAAACGGGGATATAGGACCAGGGGCTGATCAGGTTGCAGCCGGAGATCACAGTCATGATAATTTGCCTGATGATAATCAGAAAGCAGCGTTAGAGACTTCGCAGTTTCCCTCTGTTTCAAACCCTTTTACAACTTGGAGCGTATTTTCAACTCATTCAAGTCGTCATACGACAGTAGGTCAAGATAGGATACCTGATGCGACAACTACTACACCGGGTCTTATGTCGGCGGCAGATAAAGCAAAATTAGATACATTATAAAGGTGAGATACTATGGCTTTAATACCAAAAATAGAAAATTTAACTATCGTTACTCAGAATGTCATTCCTGATTTAGCAGAAGATGCTTATTTAAATCAGGCTATGATTTTAGCAGGAGGGTCACCGGCTGTTATTAACGATGAGTATACAGTGTCAGGTAAGACTATTACATGGGATTCTGTTGCTGCTGATTATAATTTAGAAGTAGGTGAAGTGGTAACTGTGGATTACGTTTATGATAATCATCAATCTGGTGTCGGGGGTACAGGAGGGGTTTATTCTCCTATTGACCCGACTCAAAATCCAGTTGACGTTGAATATGATCTTATCGTTATTATTCAGAATATTATTCCAAATCTTATTCATACTCCTGTTGTAGACTCATTAACTGTAAAAGTGAATGGAGTTTTAAAAATTGAAGGTGTAGATTGGACTCATAGTGCGAGAATTATAACATGGATTTCTGGATCTACATTAGCTGTAAGCGATATAGTCACTGTTGCTTATAGAATTCCAGCATAGGAGATAGTTATTTATGAAATTTTATTTTAAAATTTTTATTTTTTTATTTATACTTATTGTCGGAAATCCTTATGTAATTAGTGCAAAATTTGGTTCTAATAAAAGACCTGAAATTAAAAAAGATGCAGCTACGATTACTACTCGTGGGGCAATACTTTTGAATAAGAAAATAGGACAAAAATATCTAAAAGACTATGATTATGTAGACGTTCTTTATTCTTACGGTACAAGTATTCTAACAATTAAACCTGTTAAGGTAATTGGTAAAAATTCTTTGTATGTACATCGTACACGGAAAGGTAAAGTATTAATTATTTTTAAGAAGAATTTTCTAAAGAATATGGGAGCTGTTATGCTTAATAAAGCATATTTTAATGGTGTTTGGAATCTTACGAATAAGTCCATTGAAATAGATTATACAAAACCTGTTACTCGCAAGGATTTAGAATAGAGAAGGGTATTAACATGAATAAAATGAAGAAATTTTTAAGTATTGTCAGTATAATTGGGTTATGTTTATACCCAATTGATTTTGCATATGGAAGACTAAAAGAGAAAGTTATAACTTGGGATAGTACTTCAGGGCATGTTCATGACGGGAGTACAAAAGGTAAAAAAGTTGATTCAAGTAATGTTGTTAATACTCCCGCTGGTGATATAGTTGCTACCGATGTTCAGAGTGCTATTAACGAATTGGATACAGAAAAAATTTCTACTTCTGAAAAAGGGGCAGCAAGCGGTGTAGCTACTTTAGACGGTAGCTCTAAAGTATTGGCGGTTCAATTGCCTGCTATCGCTATAACAGACGTGAACGTCTGTGCTAGTCAGGTTTGTCAATTAGCTCTCACTGCTGAAGAGGGGGATGTTTGTATTAGGTCGGATGAAGATAAGAGCTATATTCACAACGGGGGTATTGTTGGGGATATGACTGATTGGAGTGTTCTTTTATCTACAGGTCTTGTTACTTCTGTAAACGGAGAGACTGGTGATGTAATTAATGTAGAAAGAACAACTAGATTACAGACTACAATAAGTGATAGTGACGTTAATTATCCTTCTTCCGGTGCGGTTGTAGATTATGTAACAACTCATGCAGACAATAATAGTGCGCATCATAATTATTTGTCAAACGGATACGATATTACTCCGGCTACAGTCACCACAACTGGTGATATAACGATAAATAGTGATGCTACTGATGATCAATTATTGTTTGGAACGGCAGGAGACGCCAATATATTCAGGTACGCAGCTAATCAGCTTAGAACAAATGATGCTTTTGGTGTTGATAGAACTTTTGGATTGTCGGCATTTTTTACTTTGCGAACAGGTGATGGCGGATGGAGATGGTATAACGATGTAGATGGAAAACAGGTTTGGGGTCCTGGAGATGGAAGTTACGATACTTATTTATATCGTTCTGCTGTTTCCGAGTTAAACACTGATGGTGGGTTTAATGCTGCGTGGTTTCTCGCTACCAGATCATCTGCGGGTTCCCATGCTATAGCGGCACGAGTCACCGGTGATTCTTATTATAGACTGTTCATACAAGCCGATGGCACTGTGGAATGGGGTTCTGGCGCGGCTACTAGAGACACAAATCTGTATCGTTCTGCTGCAGACACCTTAAGAACAGACGACGCTCTTAAAATTAGTGATAAAGTTCATCTAGACACTGCAGGGTACGTAAGCACTACTGGACCATCTGCTAGTTCATGGGGTTTTATGACTAGAATAGATGGTGATTCGACGTGGAGATTGGGAATTGAATCCGACGGCGACATGAAATGGGGCGCTGGTGGTGGAAGTTATGATACGGTTTTATCACGTTCTGCCGCCAACACGTTGGCTTTAGGTGCTGGAGATTCATTAACGGCTGATACTGCTGCAAACTATAAGCATGGTACAACTACAAAATATTTGACAGTAGCAGGGTCAGGAGGGTTTGTTCCAACTACTACTGACGGTGTTGCTGTAGGAACTAATTCTATAAGTCCTTCTGCTGTAGGTGGAACTAAGTACGGTGCTGGAGCAGTCCATCTTCCTGTAGGGGTTGTAGTCACTCGACTTGATGTTTACGGGCTTACTAACGATTCTGGTGATACTTGTACTATTTATTTGGATTCTAGGGATTCCGCCGGGGCTTCTACAGCATTAGCTAATTGTACATTTGCAGACGGTACAGACTCATGTAACGATACTAGTATTTCTAACGCTACTATAGATGCCAGTAGAGGTTATCATTTAATTGCTGATATGTATGCAGATGATGTTATTGGGAATACTCAATTGTTTTATGTTAAAATAACTTACACTAATAGTAATGCATCTCAGACACAATAATTTTTTTGGGAAAAAGTATGCCAAGTTTTAAGATAACTTCAGTAAATGATAAAAACGGTCCTGGTATTTTTGGATCAAGATTACACGATGGCCTTAAGGAAAAGGATTGGTTACATAATGGTGCTTTTCCTCAATATAAGATTTGTTTCGCTACTGGGTCCACAATACCTGGTAGTGTTAACGTTCTTCGATTAGATAACTTATACTTTGACTTAGAGAATACAATAGGAGATACTGACAAGTTAAATGCTCCTATAAAACAGGCGTATAATACTTTTGATAAGATTGTTTTTCAAAGTAAATTTGCTGTGGAACAGTATAAGCATCATTTCGGACCAATAAAAGCTCTGTATAAAGTAATTTATAATGGTGTTCCTGATACGTTTTGTAAAGCCGGTAAAGGATTTAATTGGGGATTTAAGAAGACTTTCATGTGTTCTGCTGATTGGCGAGCACATAAACGCTTAGAGCCTGTAATAGAGGCTTTTAAATGTTTTGATAAAAGTCTTAATTATGGATTGGTTATTTTTGGAGATTGTAAGCATAAAGACGATCATCCGAATATTCGTTATCCAGGCAAACTTTATCATAAGGAATTACCTTTCGTAATGCGGGGTATCGATGCAGGGATTCATATTTCTTGGTTGGACTGTAGTCCAAATGTAGTTTATGAAATGTTAGGTCTTGGCTTGCCGGTTCTTTGCAGTCATAATGGTGGTACAAAAGAAATTGTAAAGGAAGATGGTATTGTTTTAAAGCTTGAAGAGGATTATAAATACAATCGGGTGCCTTTGTATAAACCTCCTAAGCCTGATATTGATGTTCTATATTGGGGAATGCAGGAGATTTTAAAGAAGAAAGTTGGTGTTCGTCCTGATTTATATATGAACTATGTGGTGAACGAATACATTAATTTTATGACAAACTAAGCGAGGATATTATGGAATTTGATAAATACGATAAAAATGGTGCGTATCATATAGATTGGTTTCGTAACAATAAACATGGGTATAGAAATCATCTTAACAGGATATTACGAGAATTTAATGGCTGCAAAGCAAAATCTATTCTTGATATTGGTTGTGGTGAAGGTCTGTTATGTAAGCTTTTTCTTAAAAAAGGTGTAACTAGAAAAGTGTTCGGTATTGATACCAGTTCTAAAGCTATTGAGTTGGGGAAAGAATTGTATGTAGATTCATGTGAGACAGGACGTATGGAATTGAAACAACAATCTTTTGAGAAATTACATCATAGAAAACGGTTTGAGTATATTGTTTGTAGTGAAGTAATTGAGCATGTAGATAATCCAGAGAAATTTATTGTTAAAATACAAAAAATGGTAAAAAATTGGGCGATAATTACTACCCCTAACGCCAATCTTGTTTCTCCAGGAAAATATGATAAGCAATTTTTTGAGTTAAGTCAATTAGTTGACATATTTGAACGCAATGGAGTTAACTACGAACTTTTAGAATTAGGTGAGACTATTGTTGTAAAAATAGTTAAGTAGGTTTATATGAAATTAGGAGCTATTATAAGAAGTTGTGGCGAACGTACCGAAAAGTTATGCATTGCTTCTTTAAAGAAACAATTGTATAAAGGGGATATTAAAGTAATTCGTAATGTGTATCCTTTTAGAGAAGCTTTAAAGCAATGTTATATTGAAGCTGTAAAAAATTCTTTTGATTGGTATTTGTGTATTGATGCTGATATGGTTCTCGGAAGAGATTGGAGAGGTTTATTAGATGATCGTTTTCGAACTTTACAGAAACAGAAAGATCTGTCTAATGTATGGGAGTTGACTTTTAAACTTAAGGATGCTATTGATCCAAATCCTATTGGTGATTTAAGAATTATTAATGGTAAATTTAGTAAAGAACTATTGTATTCTTATAAAAAGATTAGAGATTCTGTAAAGCCCGAAGCAGCCATATGCGCTAATATAGTAAAGCGTCTTAAAGTTGAGAGAATTGTTTTTAAAGAAATAATAGCGTATCACGGCTTTAATCAATATAGAAGAGACGTATTTAATCGATTTTATATAAGAGCTTGTAGAGATATATCTTATGTTAGAAAAAGAGGATTATTTACAGAGCCTTTATCTGAAGCTGAGAAAATAGCTAAAGCAGGATGGGTTTACGGTTTAAAAAATCGTACCGCTAAAAGTTTAGATGCAAGTAAAAAAATTGATATCGAAAAATTAGGATATAAAGAACTTCCAGTTTTAGAAATAGATTTAAGTTGTTTCTATAGAATAAGAGATGAAGAGAATGTTACATAAAATAGGTGGTAGATTTTCTTTAGAAGATGTGGATAAAAAGCATTTAAGTTTCTTATTTAACTTTCGTATGTCTGGAATTAGGAAATGGTTTTTTGACGATAGATTAATAAATTGGCCTCAACACTTGACATGGTATGAAAAGTATGTTAAAAACTACGATAGACTCTTTGTAGTATACGATCATACCTGTGCCGTTTATATTGGAACGGTTGGTTTTATCGACTATCGTAAAGAATGTAGAATTATTGAGTTCGGTCGTTTTGGAATAAATAATAAAAATTATCTTGGTAAGGGATATGGGACATTAATATTACAAAGTCTTTTTGATCGTGTTTTTACATCATCTAAAATTGAAGCGATTGTATTGGATGTTATCGCTGAGAATAAAGTTGTTGGTTTATATATTAAACTTGGCTTTGTTGTTAATGGGTTTGAAGAAAATTTTGAATGTTACCCAGGAAGAACAATCAACAAAGTTAACATGATTTTATCGAAAGAGAAGTTTTATGAGGACAATAGGTATTGAAACAATAGGCAGAAGGGATTATAATCATGCTTTAGCTTCTGCTCGTTTACGCTGTTATGACGTTATAAACGTTTTTAAAAACGATTTGGATATAAATGCTGAACTTTATAATCCTAAGAAGCATTACGATATCGTAGTCTTTCAGAAAGTGTTTAATGAGCGTGCTCAACATATGGCTCGTGAGTTGAAGAAGGAAGGGACTAAGACTGTATTTGATATAGGTACTAACTATCTTGAATTAGATAGTGAGTGTGTTGAATCATACCAAAAACAAAATTGCGAATTTATGCTTAGATATGTAGACCATGTATCTGTGTCAAGTCCTTTTCTTAAGACAGCTTATGAGAAATATCTAAGAAGAGGCTTACTTAATTGTAAGGTACACTTTATAAATGATGCTGTTGAAGATCGGTTTCTAAAATTTAATAAGAAACATACGAAAGTTTGTAATAAAGAAAAAAGAGACGATATAATTAAGCTTGTATATTGCGGCTATTCCAATAAAGCGAAGGAGCTTAAATTTATAAATAATGCTTTACTCAATTTATGGACTTTATACCCAATAGAAATACTGTATATTACAGATAAAGATCCAGGTAATTTTCTCGGAATTCCATATGAGTTTGTTAAGTTTGATTACGCAAAACTTCCAGAACAACTTATGCAGGGTGATATTAAAATCTCTCCGAGAAATTTGGATAGAGTTTATAATATGGGGCACTCTGTAGTTAAGATTGCATACCCAATGTCTATAGGTCTTCCGGTAGTGGCCTCACCAATTCCTTCTTATATTCCTTATTTACAAGAAGAGAATATTTGTCGTACTAATGATGAGTGGTTTCTTGCATTAGAACGTTTAATTTGGCAAGGGACAGAATTAAGATGTAGTCAAGGTGCTCAGAATAAAGAACTTGTTAGAGAAGAACTTTGTTTAAGTGCTACAGGAAGAGATTGGAAAGACTTTTTTAAAGGTATTTAATATGAAAGTTTTTGTAGACTATACAGTGACCTCCGATCCATGGGGAGGCATAAACACTTTTTTCAAGAATTTTAAGAAGTATGCTGCTGAGATGGAAGGTGTTACTTTGGTTAATATTCCTGAAAGAGCAGAGGCTATTCTGTTCGGTGCCAATACTAGAGGAAAGAAAGCAAGAATAAGTATAGTAGACATAAAGAAGTACGGTCAGTCTAAAGCTGCGGTTGTTCATAGATTAGATGGGTTACGTCATGGTTTTGATACTTTTGTTAAAGAAACAATGCCTTACGTAAATGGTTATGTTTTTCAGAGTAAGAATTGTAAAGAAGACTATAATTTTGTAACTAAACCGTCTGCTTTAATTAGTAATGGTGTAGATGCGAATATTTTTTATCCAAAACTTAATTTCTGGGAAGATAATCATAAATTAAAGTTGCTTATGGTTAGTTGGAGCACTTCTTTAGATAAAGGGTTTAGAGAGTTTGCTCAATTGTCTAAATTTACAGAAGTTGATTGTACGTTTGTAGGTCGATGGAATTCTTCTGTGAATTTAGAGAATGTTAAATTGGTTCCGGCTATGGGAAATGATAGTTTACCTTTATTGTATAAGACGCATGATGTTCTTGTATTTCCTGTGAAACGTGACCCGTGTTCTAATGTAGTTATTGAAGCTTTAGCTTCAGGATTGCCGGTGATGTATTATTTGTTAAGTGGGGTGGAGGATGTAGTAGGAACTAGGTATGGTATTCCTGTAGCCAGATTTGACACTCATCTTTATCTACAGCGTGTGTTTGATAATTATGAGAAATGTGTTAAAAATATTTTAAAAGACATTTCTCTTTTTTCTATGAAAAATACAGTTGAGTCTTATGTTAAGTTTTTTATGAGTTGGAGATAGTTTTTATGAAACCTAGAATGAGTGTGGTTATGGCCGTTTATAATGCTATGCCTAATTTAAGAGAGTCAGTAGGTTCTATTCAACTTCAGACATTTAAAGATTTTGAATTTATAATTGTGGATGACTATTCATATGATGGTAGTTATAGTTACTTACAAGGTTGTGCTGAAGTTGATAAGAGAATAAAGTTGTATCGTAATAATAAGAATGTAGGTTTGACTCGTTCGTTAAGTCGGGCGATGCAATGTGTTACTACCCCTCTTGTTGCTCGTATGGATGCTGATGATATATCTGAAGAATATCGTTTGTTATATCAAGGAAACTACATGGTGAAGAATGACTTGATTTTATGTGGTAGTGATGCTTGGCTTATGGATGATGGTGGAAAGTTTCTCGGTATAAAAAGGCGTTTAAGAAATTATGACGAGATTCAATTTTACGCTATGTTGAATAATCCTTTTATGCACACTAGTGTGATGTTTAAAAAGGAGTGCTACGATACTCTTAACGGGTATAATAATAGGATTAAATATGCTCAAGACTATCATTTATGGGCGAGATGGATTCAGAAATTTAAAGCAGGTAACATAAATGAGACTTTAGTGAAATGGAGACATAGTAAGAAAGGTATTTCAACTATTCATGTTAATCCACAGAAGCTATCTGCTGATAATACTTGTTTAAGTTACGTTCGATCCGTTTATCCAGAATTGAACTGTATTTCTGATATTGATATCGTGGCAATGAGGAACGGGAAGTATAGTAAGAAACACATTGTGAATATAGATAAACTTTTTAATACTGCGGTTAAAAGATTTAATTGTGAATATGTTCGTAATTGGGTGGAATGTTATAAGGTACGGACAAAATGTTTTAGAGGTTAATTTTTATGTTTAGTATTGTAATTTGTACAATGGGCTGCGTTCATTTTTTGAAACAAACTTTTGCGATAATTCTTAAAAATAAAGATATAGGACAAATAATAGTAGTAGATAACTCTCACGGTAATGAAACATTGTCTTATCTAAGTAGTTTGGATAATGATAAACTTGTTGTTTTACGGAATAATATTAATCAAGGGGTAATTAGATCAAGAAATCAAGGTTTAGCTTTAGCTAATTGCGAGTATACTATGATTCTTGATGATGATCAGATCCTTCAACGAGAAAATCATACATTTAATCAATATAAATCTTTACTCGGTAAATATGATATTCTGGGTTGTGAAGCTCAGATTATGGATTTACGTACCGGACTAACGAAGTTTGGTAATTCAAAAGAATTTACATATGTTGGTGCCGGTGGCATGTGTATGAAGACTAAATTATGGCAAAAACTTGGATTGTTTGATGAGATTTTCCAACCGGCATATTTTGAAGATCCTGACATTTGTTTGAAAGCAAAGAAAGCAGGGTATACAATCGGTTTGGTTTTAGATCACGGTATACATCATTATGGTCATAGAACTTTATTTAGAAATGATTTAGGTTTTGATCACGATAAAGTCATGATAAGGAATAGAAAAATATTTATGGGACGTCATGGTGTTAAGCCTAAACTTAAAAAAATAATCTCGTCAGTTCAACAGAAATCACCTGCTCTTTATAGAAAGAGTGGTCGTATAAAAATAATGCATATTTTGAGTAATATTAATATAGGTGGTGTTCAGCAAAACGCAGCTTATCTTGCTAAAGGGTTGCTTGGTAAAACATTTGATATGGCAATATATGTAGCTGAGGCTGGTAAGCGAGGAATATTTGAGCGACATGTAGGAAAAGAAGTTAAAGTTTTCTATAATAAAAAAGTTTCAAAACATCATAATTTAAAAAGATATAAGAATACGTCTCATAGTCCACAGTCTATAGTAAGTAAGAAAGGTAAAGTGGTAGTTGTAAAACCTGGTGGCACGTTAATCGACTTAGGTTATGATTTAAGTCAAATTAGAGGTTTTAGATTTGATTCATTGGTTTCAGCGGAAATAGACGTTCCAATAGTTGACGCTATTGTTAGTTATGGACCAGATATTATACATTATCATCGTGATGTTAGTAGAATTTCGAGAGATATTACAAGATTAAGAAAAATGCCTAAGTTTAAAAATCTTAAGATTGTTCGTACTGTTCACGGGTCTAAGCTTCCTGATCTTAATAATTATGACAAAGCGTTTTTATTAACTAATAAAATTATGAAGGGGGCTGCTAAAAGGTATCCGCAGATTCCGGTAATATTTATTCCTAATGGTATTGATACAAGTATTTTTAAACCTAATAAATGTCCAAAGGAAAATATTATTGTTACTCATACAAGATTATCTAAGATACTGAAACTGACAGATCGTCCAGAACTTTATTTTAGTGTTGTTCAGAGAGTGTGTGCAGTTGATAAAAAAGTAAAATTTGTTTTGGTTGGTCCTGACTATGATTTGTATAAAGCGAGATTTGATGGTTATATAAAACGATTTAGTTTACAGGATAAATTAATTATAAAACCACCTATGTATTATGGAGAATTAGTAGCCTATATAAATAAAGCGAAAGTTTGGTTTTATCCTACGAGTGAGGATGCTTTTCCTTTATCAGTTATTGAAGCAATGGCATGTAAATTACCTATAGTAGCTTCTAGTCTTGTTGGTATTTCTGAAATGATAACGTCTGGTGAAAGTGGATTGTTAAGTGATCCATCTGATGTTGATACATTCGTGAAAAATATATTAAATGTTTATCCGATAGGAATTTAGCGGAAGCTATGGGAGCAATTGCTTATGAGAAAGCACTTAATGCTTACTCATTGGAGTCTATGTTAAATAAGTACAGTGAAGTGTACTTAGGTTTGATGGGAGTTAATTAATGGCAGTATTAGATTCAGAAATAAAAAATTACTTGACAGGCGCAGCAAGCGATGGGGGAGTACAAACTGACCCTAATGCTGCATTGGGAAATTATCGAAGTGCTACGGAAGTTGTAGACGCTGTTTTAGAGAATTTATTTGATAACGTAAGTGATGCTGAGCGTGTAGCAGGTGATATAGAGTATCGTTGTTATTGTATAAAAAATACTAACGGTAGTGATTCTATAACAGCTCCTAAAATCTGGATTGAAACCGATACCGGATTCAGATGATGATGTTTCCTTTGCTGTGGAAGTTCCCACAGGCGGAGATACGGATGGCAATGCTCAAACGATTGCCAATGAGTCAACTGCACCTACGGTTGGTTCAGGAAATGTTTCTGCTTGGAGTGATGCTACGAGCAAAGGCACAGGATTAGGTGTGGATCAAGGTGCTCACGATGCTAATTTGGACGCAGGCGAAATTATTTTCGTTTGGGTCAGACGTAATATAGCAGCAGGCGCATCTCCGGCTACTCATAGTGTAATTATAAAATTAGAAGGTGACCTTTAATAATGCCAAGTAATTCCTTAGACATTCGATGGAGTCTTTTAGATGCCGGAATACCTCATATAGAATTTTGGCATCCTGCGGATATTCCTGCAAATATTATTAGACTATATCACGGTATTCAGAATAACGTTCCCAGTAGACGTATTATTAAGACGACTTTGAGAACTAAGAGTGCCGGTAATGAATATAATTTTAGGAACGTTGGCTATAGCCAAGAGATGTTTAATGTAAACGTTGTTTTGGCAACTAAAGCTGAAGCACGTGAATTTACTAATTTCTTTAAATATGTTATTAAAGGATCTTCTGGGGTTTTTTATTATAGAAATAATTTTAATGGGCAGGAAGACTTTGTTCGTTTAATGGGTAAACAATTGAATATGGGAGAAGCTGAAGGTGCTCCCTATTCTTTTTCTTTGCTTTTGAAAAAAGAGAGACCTTATGCAGGAGGAAGTTTAATAATGAAGTGGAAATTAATTTTATCAACATTTATTCCTTTTATTACCATGTTTATGGGACATTCATCTCATACATCTTTTGTAGTACAAAGGGTTAATAGTTTAGCGTTATACGCAAGCGGTAATAGCCAAAATGGTGAACATGGTGGGGGTTACTATGATGTTATAAATACTTTTGATAGAATAGGAGTAGGTACAGATTGGGGAGAAGATATAGCGGTCGGTGGTGGACATACACTTGCTATTAAGGAGAATGGAGACTTATATGTTACCGGTCAGAATACTTATGGTGAATTAGGTTTAGGGGATACGACGAAAAGGAATGTATGGGCTAAATTGGGTTCTGATACGTGGATTAGTGCAGCAGCCGGGGGTGATTCATCTGTAGGAGTTAAAGCTGATGGTACACTTTGGGTATGGGGACGAAACAATTCTGGTCAATTGGGGAGTGGAACTACAGATAGTGACCCACATTCAACTCCTATACAATTGGGTACTGATACGGATTGGACAACTGTATCAGCAGGATGGGCGCATATTATTGCAATAAAATCTGATGGTACACTTTGGGCTTTTGGGTTGAATGATAAAGGACAAGGTGGGCAGGATGATGATCTTCCTCTTTATTTAACTCCAACACAAATAGGTACTGATACTGATTGGAGTACTATTGCTTGTGGTGCTTCGAATGGTTTTGCTATAAAAGATAACGGAACATTATGGGGTTGGGGTTGGAATCAATATGGTGCGCTTGGTTTGGAAGTATTTTTAATAAAGTTTTTGAGCCACAACAAGTAGGTGTAGGATCTTGGATATCAGTGGCAAGTGGTGAACATGCTACAACAGGAATTATGTCTGACGGGACACTTTGGGCTTGGGGAAACAATGTATATGGGCAATTAGGTCAAGGAACTACGGACAGTAGTTGGCATACTACTCCGACTCAAATAGGTACTAACACAGATTGGGTGAAGACGGTACACAGTTATCAAGCTTGCATGACGATTAATGATTCATTAGACCTTTATGCTTGGGGACATAATTCTTGGGGAGAGTTAGGATTAGGTCATTGGAGTGTAGTAACAATACCTACACTTACTTTTCAACCTCCACAAAATTCATTAGAGTTGAAATGGGTAATTGAAGGATGAGGTTCACCACCATAATTTTAACTTTTTTATATAAAATTTTAAAAAATTTCATTTTAACGTAAAAAATATGGGAACTTTTTGGCATTATTATATATGAAGGGATTTTTCATTTGTATTATTAAAATGGAATTATTATATGGATATCGTCTTAGCAGAAGTTAAATTAAGCTTATTATTAGAGCATAGTATAGATTTCGTAATAGAATCTCATGAGGAGGTAAGTTTATGCGAGGGTGAAGGCGGGAAAGGCGAAAGTCAAACTTTTTTGAAGTTAACTGGAACTTTTCAGAAAGGGAATGTACCCAACGGAAATAAAAGAATCTACAAGACGGAATTGTTAGCGAGAGAAGTTGGCAGGTTTCAATCCAGAATAACTTCTGGTCTCGCTCTCGGTAAAGTATACCACCCTGGATATTTTGATCACGGTGGACCATCTGGTGTAACAGATGTTTCGCATCGAATCACCAAATTATGGATGGATGGTGATACAGTAAAGGGTGAGTTACTTGTATTTAAAACCGTAAGTGGTAAAGATGTTGAAGCTATTGTTGAAGGTGGAGGAAAGATTGGTATAAGCTCTCGTGGATTCGGGAGTATGAAACGCTTCGATAATGTTACTATAAAAGGAAAAACGTTCAAAGAGATGTGGGTAGTTGATGATAATTATCGACTTGAGACGTTCGATCTCGTGTTGACATCATCAGTTAAAAGCGCAATTATGTCTCCTGTTAAGGAGGGTAGTAAATCAGGTAAATCTAATGAAGATAAGAAAACTGATACGTGTGACGAAAATTTGGAAGAGAAAAAGGGAGGTATAAAGTCCATGACACTTGAGGAATTAAAGGCACAACATCCTGCTGTGTACAATACTGTACACGATGCTGGTGTTGCGGAAGGTAGAAAAGTTGGTGAGATCGACGGTAGAGTTGCTGCTGTTAAGGAGCACGATAAAATCGTTGACGCTAAGGATTCGGAGATTAAAACTTTGAAGGAAAGTGAAACCGATCTTACTAAGAAAAATGAAGAGTTGACGGCTGAGAATAAAGGATTGACAGATAAGAATGTTGCTCTCGAAGCCGACAAAGTGAAGAGCGAAATTAAAGATGCTGTTGTTTCGGCAGTGAATGCATCCGAGTTCAAAGAGCATATGGGCGAAACAGAAATCGCTGATATCTGTAGGGTTGTTTCCACTGTAGAGGATGCTAAGAATGAAGTTGACTCCCGCATTAAGTTTATATCGTCTGTTATCGAAAAACGTGCCGGTAAAAAGAAGACTACGTCTGGGAAAAGCGTTGACACCAGTGAGGACGGGTCTACTGATGAAGAGGATGCGGATAAAGCCAAGGCTGCTTATGTTTCAGAACAAAGGCGTGCTTCTGGTTTATAATTGTTAAACCGGCATTAGTTAATCTAGTCAATTAATTAGTTGCCAAGAATTTATGATAAAAAATGTTGAGGAGGTTAAGAAATATGGACATGCTTGCTCTTGAAAGCAGATTGGGGCTTCATAACCCAATCAGAGCGGCAAGGTGGGAACACATGGTCCTGGATGAGAAGGGTAAACGTTACTCTGACATCAGGACGGACTTCGAAAAGTATACCGTAGAGACTCTTATGGATAATACCATTCAGGGTGCTATGGAATCTTTTAATATGCCTTTCGGAAATGCTGCTGCTATCTTGAAATCGGTTTCGGAAAGTACAACGAACGCTTCACCCGGTATTGCCACGTTCCTGAAATTCGCCTTTCCTTTGGTTAGGAGAATTTGGGCAAAATCAATTGGTAAGAATCTGGTGTCAGTTCAACCGATGAGTCTCCCTACTGCGATGGTCTTTACCATTGACCATTTACGGAACAGTCCACAAGCAGATACCAGTCTTCATGACAGGTCTGTTACGGGAGCTAAGGACTATGCGTTAGATCCAGGGGAGCTGCAAACTCCGGTACGTGAAGTTAACATTAGAGTTACTTCAGAGAGCGTAACTGCCACTGCAAAGAAATTGAAATCTGTGTACGGTATTGAGGTGTCTCAGGACCTTCGTGCATATCATGGTATCAGTCTTTCTGGTGAGTTGCTGAATATTATGGCAAGGGAAATTGCGTTGGAAATTGATCAGCAGATCATTTATGATTTGGTGACACAGGCCAGTGCTGGAACGGCGAATTGGAGTGCAACTCCTACTTCTGCACTTCCTACGGAGATCGAAGCTTATAATCAAACGATTCGGAAAGCGTTTAACTCCGCTTCTAACTTTATCTTTAATAAGATTTACAGGACTGCCAATTTTATTATTGGTGGAACTGCTGAAATTCAGAGATTAGAAGATCTTGGAGCACAAACGTTTGTACCTGCAACTGAACCACAGGGTGTAGGTGCTTTCGGTAGAATATTCGCAGGAAGGCTTTTCGGAAGATACGATGTTTATAAAGATCCTTTTTTCCCTGTAACAAACCAGTTTTTGGTTGGTTACAGAGGAGAGAATTGGTTGGAGTCCGGTTATGTGTATGCGCCCTACGTGCCATACATGTTATTGCCTGAGTTTGTAAACCCAGACAACTTCAGTGTGACTAAGGCGGCAATGAGCCGTCAGGCGTTCTACATGAAGAATTCCGACAACTATGCTCTTGTGAACATCACTGGTTCGTAAGAAAATGCTCAGTTGGAGCTTCCCCATCTAGCCTCTGTTAATAACATGCTCAAATGAATGGGTCTTTCAAAGGGAGTAGGGTAATTGAATCCCTACTCCCTTTTTTATTACAGGCGTAAGCCTAGAAAGTTTTAACATATTTTTAAATATTTCAAGGCAGCCTCAAGCTGTTCAGGATAGATTTTTAGAGTACCGCTCTTTATATCCGAATGAGGTTGTTACAGATTATATGTTCCCAAGCATTAAGAGCTTGAAAGCGTTTAAGAAGATAAAAAAGCTTGATTTTAGTAAATATCAATCGGTTCTTCTGAGACGAGGCCATGCGTTAGGGGACGTTCTTATGACCTTTCCATTAATGAATTATTTGAAGAGTTTAGGAAAGGATGTACATATTAATACAAATACTCGGTATGCTATAAGAGGCTTAGACTGTATTTCAGGAAAAGCACCTTCTAAATATGAAGGTTTTGATTTAATATTAAATTTAGACGGTATTTTAGAGAAAGATCATCTGGATAAAAATTTATTTAAAGTAAATCGAGTTGACATTTATAATAGATTTCTGAATATCAAAAATATCGGGAATAATTGGAATATAGAGTATCCTAATATTAACGTTGATTTACAAGGAGCTATCGTTGGGATTCAAATTAGTGGGAGTAAAGAGAAATATAAGTCAGTTAGATTACATCCTTTAATGGAAAAGTTGAATGAGTGTGGTATAAAATTTTATATTATCGATGATATTGCTTCAGTTTATATGTATAAAAACCATGTTCGTATCCCAACGGATGTGTTAGGGCTTTTAAATATTTTCAAAAGGTTAAAAGGAATCTTATGTTTCGATAGTGGTCCTTTATGGATTTCTCACGTGACGAATACACCGGCTTTCGTTATAGTCGGTCCTACATCAGGAAAAAAGGTTATAGCTCGTCATCCAAACGATAAATCGGTTTTTTACGACATTAAACAAGATTTTAAGTGTAGAAGTAAGAAAAATGGCTGCGGAGAATTAGCGGAGGACTGCAATAAACAATTTTCCTGCTTACAAAATGTCAGTCATGAAAGATTGATTGCTGAATTTACTAAATGGGTGGAGGGGTTATAATATGCCCACTTTTACAGAATCAGACGTTCTTAATGCAGTATTTAAAGCATTAGGTTCACCTTCTGAAACTGAATATTCAACAGCAGATAGAGAAGACGCTTTACGGAGAGGTCTGATACAGTATAGCCAATTTCGTCCTTTAAGGAAGATTGGTTCTTTTGAGACTGAAGCTAATCAACAGATATACGATCTTGGGTCAAGTTACGCTTATTTGATAGGAATTACAGATGTATTTTATGGTCCAAGTGATGGTCTGGATTTAACTTATCAGTACAATACTATATATAATCAATATCTTGATACTGCTGCATTGAGTGGTATTAATACATTAAAGCATGAAGCTCTTAGAGTTACGGATGAGCAGGCTTTGTCATTGATTCAGGCATCGCAAAGGTATGATCATGAAAAACTTGACGATAATAATGTAGCTCTTATTCCCACTCCAACAGGTACTGTGACTATTTACTTTACGTATTCTATTATAAGAACTCTTGCTGATCTTCGTGAAAATGACTATCAAGATATCGTAGACTTTACGTTTATGGTAGCTGGTTCAGGGTTATTAAGCGAGCGTAGCAAACGGCCTTTACAAATGAATGTGCCTGATCTTGGATTTATAATGTTTGCGAGTAATAAGAGTATAGAAAAACAACTGATGGATACTAATGAGAGATTGAAAAATAAATTTGGTGTTACTGCTTTTGTTACACATGGGTAAAATATGAGTATTCTTTTATCAGATACAGATTTCGCTACAATGAGAAGTACGGCTGAAGATCTTTGGGATACTCAGAGATCAGCTTTAGGAAATCCAGTTGCAACAATATTGCGATATACAGAGTACCCGAATCCTGAGATACTTTCAGCAACAACGATTACTCATTCAAGTCTTGCAATAAATGAAGATTTGGTTGGGAGAGAGGTTAATCTTGTTGAAGGGGTTTTGGATAATAATTATGTAATTACCGGGTATACTGCTACAAGTATTATTGTTTCGTCAGCAGATTTTGTTGTAGATGGTTTTACTTTGGATTGTACATTTCATGTGGATGGTATCTCTTATGCGAAAAGGGTAAGTCCTACGATAATTCAAGTCGTTACTGTTGGAGCGGAAGCTCTTGTAGATAGGCCGGTTGCGTATTACAAACTTACTGAGAAAGAAATTCTGCAATTTAATAATGAATTGAATATGTTTGATAAAAAATTTGTTTTCTTTGATATTGAAGTAGGTAACGATGATAGAATAATTCTCGACGGTCAAGAATATGCTGTGTATAAAAGTAAGCATAATACAATATATAATATGATGGTTGTATACGGAAAAGCACTAAGAAAAGAATGAGTCATGTTAATGTAGACACAAAAGATTTAGATAGAGTTATAAAGAATATTACTAAAGTTCAAACTATGATAACTTTTTCTAAAGGTATCTCTCCTAATTTACAAAAAGCTTTTGATGACGTTGGGAAGAAAATATTAGATACTATTGAGAAAGAAACTCCGGTAGGGGATGAAACAAGACCTGATTTTCATGAGAATTCTCAATTCCATACTAATAAAACTCATTTAAGAGATGCATGGAAATGGAAATTAGAAATAAGAGGACTTAAGTTAGACGGTTTTGCTTTTGTAACGTCTAAAAATTTGAATAATTTAATTGATTTGCTGGAAGCCGGTTCGCCAAGACATACTATTTCAGCTAGACTAGGAAGTGTGTTGAAATTTTATGTGAGAAGTGGTAGTGGTTGGGATTTAGCATATTCTAAATCAGTAGATCATCCAGGGTTTAAAGCGAATAAGTTTACGGATAGAGCACAGAGTAAATCAAAAGTTCATATAGGAAAATTATCGATTACAATACAGAAAGAGATTAATCGGATAATATTAGGAAAATAGTATGGCCGTATTTACTACACCTTTCACAACACCAGGTAATTATACTTATGACTCGAATAAGATATTAGTATCTGGTGGTGTAGCTGGATTGAAAGAGGACTTAATTAACGTATATGCCAGGTATCACTTGAATGAATCTGCTGGTATTATTGCGCCTGATGATTCTGGAAATGGTAGGAGTGGTACTCTTCTTAATATGGAGGATGGTGATTGGGTATCAGGTAAATTAGGTAACGGGCTTATATTTGATGGTGTAAATGAAACTGTTAATTTAGGTAATATAGCGAGTTTTGAGTATACTCAACCTTTTAGTGTTGAATTTTGGATTCTTTTTAACACTACAGGTAATTATTCAATCATTGGTAGGAATAGAACTGTTGGTGTTCCCAGAGGCTGGTTAGTATATGCGCAAACTGGTCTAATTAGATTTTATTTACGTAATAGTCAAACACCTTCTAGGATACTTGCTGTAAATACTATAAATTCTTTTCATGATGGTTCGTTTCATCATGTAGTTGTTACATACAATGGGTCAGGCTTTGCATCAGGAGTAAAAATTTATGTTGATAATGTGGATGAGGCTCTTACTGTTGCGGCAGATACTTTAGGAGGGAATACAATATTAGTTCCAGAAAATTGCTATATTGGTTCAAGGAATAATGTAGACTTATTTTTTCTAGGAACTTTAGATGAAGCTGTAATATACGATCGAGTAGTAACCGCTCCTGAAGTATCCTATAGATACAACTCTAATAACGGACGAGAGAATTTTATTAGATTTTCTGATAAACCAACTATTTATAAGACCGTTCCTCATCAGCTACAATATCATCATACACTAATTTTTTAGTAACAGATGGGATTACAGAAGGTTCTAAAGGGTTTCAACTAAGTGATGACGGAGGAGCAACGTGGTATTATTGGAATGGGAGTACATGGGCGGTGGCCGGTGTTTTGGACTATAATACGGCTGCTGTAATAAATGCAAATTTTTCATCTTTTTCTGCTGTTTCTAATTCAATAGTTACTAAGACTTTCTTAATAAGTAACGGAGTTCAGGACGAAGAAATTGATGAGATACAAATAACCTATGCAGTGAATGAAAATCCTTCTGTAGACGCTGGATCTAATAAAGAGGTTTTCGATAATTTATTTCTTTCACCTTTCAGTGACTGTGCTTTTTCAGATCCAGACGGTACAGTTGATTTTGCTCGGTATAAAATTGACGGAGAAGTGGATATTTGGACAAATATTCCACAAGGTGGCTATGCCACTTTATTAGAGGCTGTTCAGGCTTTTCAGTATCAATTTATCAATACTGGTGTTATTACAGTTAGGTTACAAGTTGAAGATAATTTAGGTGCTACGAATGAAGATTCTCTTACAGTGACAGTTAAAAAGTACGCTAAGATTGTTAATGTTAAAGATGTTATAACAGGAGATCATATTTACTTTTTCGTCTTTGACCCAGGAGATGGAAGTTCAGCTATAGAGGTAAGTAGCCCTTTTTCGTATTCTTGGGATTACGGAAACGTTGATTTAATAATTGAGAAGGATTTCTTTTATAGGAAAGAACAAACAGTTTTTATAGAGAATGAGGATGAGCTTACAATTTATTTGCAAGCATCTGCATTCTTGAATCAATGTATTGGTACTGCTGGACTTCTTACTGAGGGTGACGAACTTTCTATTATGGCATGGCTTCAGCAGGGTGGGGAGTTAATAACGAGTCCTACATCTTGTACTGTAAGATTATTTGATCAGAATGATTCACTTCAATATACGGGTACAACTACTATTCACGATGACGGACATTTTGTTTTCAGTCAGTCTCCTTCTGGGCTACCAAATGAAGGTGTTTATCATTTAGAGATAACTATTATAGCTGCGGGAGTGTCTTTTGTTAGTGTTGTACCTATAGGGTTGATGGAACGTAAGTTGATTTCGTTCGAGGGTGCAGTACATTTAGATGTGGAGAATGGATCTTCCGGAACAGTATTTCCAATGGGGACACCTTTATATCGTGTGAATAATTTTGCGGACGCAAAGATTATAGCAGACACTAATGGGTTAAGCATTATTTCAGTTCGGGGTACGCTTGTATTAGATGCAAATGACGATATATCGAATTTTACAATTAGAGGCGAATCTCCTCATGTAGCTAGAATAGAAATGTCAGGAGGTTTAACCGAAAAAACGTCTTTTTTAGATATTGAAATGTATGGTGAGTTAAACGGATTTATTCATGTAGATCATTGTCATATGATGGAGCTTACAGGAGTAAGAGGTCATATGCATAAAGTTCTTATCATGGGTCCTTTGACTTTAGGAGGTGGACAAGAAACTATAATTAGTGAGTCAACCAGTGGTGTTGGAGGATTACTTACTCCGATTGTGGATATGGGGGGTTCTGGGCAAGAATTGCAGGTACGGGGAATGTTAGGTGGATTAAAGCTTATAAATAAAACAGGTATTGAGCCTGTATCTTTAGATTTTACTTCTGGACAAGCTTTAATAGCTTTAACTTGTGTATTGGGTACGATAGTTGTTAGAGGAAATTGTGATAACTTTGTTGATGATAGTGGACCTAATTGTAATGTTACCAGACCTTTACTTCAAGATTTGCACGATGAAGCATTAGGAGAATGGACATTAAACCCAGATGATAATACTTTGACTTTATATCGTAAGGACGGTAAACTACTCTCAATAATGGATTTACCTAATACGATAAGGACATTACCATCATATATTGGGAGAATTCCTAGATGATAGTAACAAGAGGGTTGGGGTCTTCTTCGCTGATAGTAACAAAAGGGTACGGGCGGAAATATCTTAGTCCTTTTACGAGAATTGGAGATTTCGAAAGATCGGTCTATAAATTCATAAAAGAAAATTACGCAGATTCTTACGGTTATCCTGTTTATTATGGGAACGTTAATATAAATATTAATATTCATGAGATCTGGTTATATTGTAATTTTTCAGAATTGAATGTAGAAACTGGAAAATTTTCAATAGCGTATATAGACGTTATAACGAAAATAGCATCTACTGATAAGTATAACACACAACTCTTATTTATAATTGATGATTTGCGAGAGTTATTTACTAATTCTGATATTGATTTATATGATTTTACATACCCTGAGTATCCTCAGAGAATACAAGATGGTAAGATTGTTATAATGCGTGAAGGAAAGAAAAGGCGTTTATCGAGACAGGTATACGAGAGAGTGGAAGAATTGAAGTTTGATGGGATATCATCTTTATTACAGGCTGCCCAGTTAACTGTTAGGATGAAACTTTTAAAGAATTATGCCAGGAGTAGAACAGTATGAGCTTAGTTAAACATGGCAATATTGAACGCTCATTTTATAAATATATCGCTGAGAATGTAGCTACTCCGTATGGGTATGCTGTGAGTTATGGGAATTTAAGATTTAAGACTTCCACCCATAACATATGGTTGACTATGGCTTTCGAGGAAATAGGAGCTGGAGCGAAGACTTACTCTCCTATGGAAATTGATGTTGTATCAAGGATTGTGGGTGAGGAATATTCAAACGATGAAACAGTGGCTCTCGATAGACTGAGGGATAAGCTTACCAATGTTGTTACTCCTTTATATGATTTTGAGTCTGATACTCCAGTGTTGATATCGAATGAGAAATTGATTGTTAAGAATGGTGATGGCCGTTTTACTGTTGATCGAGTTGTTCTTGATAATCTTAAGGAAGGTGACTTAAAAGATAATTTAAGAAGGTCATCAGTTTTTTTAAGGGTAATGCTGCTTACTGATACTGTTAGTGGGCGAGTTATTTAAGGTGTTTTTATGAAATTAAATAGTTTGATTTTTTGTGAAGATGTTAGGAAAGAATTATTAGGCACCCACACTATTGTGGGACAGTTTAATACACTTAGGGGATACTTGGGAGAAAAATATACCTTCAAAGTATTCTTTTCAGTTACTGATTTTATAGGTATGGCTAAATTACAAATTGTAGTACGTTCGCCGGAGGGAGTTGAATTAAAGAAGTTTATAACAAATGAAATTGGTTGTACCACGAGGGATGACCATTATACTGGATTTTTTACAATAAACAATTTATGGTTAAGGTCTTATGGTCGATATACAATTACTGTTTCTCATAATGGGAGAGAGCTTGGTTTCATAAAGTTAAATTTTATGGTTAAAGACTTTAAGACTAATATCATAATGTACGAAGGAAAACCTGTTGAAGTTCCTAGATTTAATTTACATGACAATAGAGAATTATTTCAATTTTCAAAATTGTTATTGAGACCGTTCAGTAAACTGGAGAGGCCATATAAATCGATAGAATTTATATCACAGTTTATGTACTCTGATGGAATAGGTTCAGTAAGTTGTCATCTTGTTAATGAGATGTTAAAAAGGGGTATTAAAGTTAAACCTCGTTTAATTAACTCAGATGAACAAAGCGTGAATTTTGTAAAAGGAATACCTGAAGATAAAAAAGCAACAGGTGAATGCGATATTGCTATTGTGAATACTTTACCTGTTCATATGAGAGCTGCTTGTAATTCGAAAAGGATATTGTTGTTTACATATTGGGAAGCTTCGAAGATTAATATCGCATGGGTAAATGTATCAAACACAGCAGACGGTTTGTTTGTTCCATCGGAATATGTAAAAGAAGTGTATATAAATAGTGGAGTTAAAGCTTCGATATTTGTATATAAGCAACCTATCGATCCGGTATTTAATTACCAGCGATGGGAGAAAGCGGAGGGAGAAGAAAATTACTTTGATATTCTTTTCTTAGGAACATGTATTCCTCGGAAAGGAATTGACCTTTTTGTTAGAGCAATGGATGAAGTTTTTGGCAATGATCCTAAAGTTAGGATCAGGATTCATACTAAGCCTTGGTCTGAATCATTGGGGGACATGAGTAGAGAAATCATGAAAGAATACGGGAATAATTCTAAATACTTGATAACTCGTAATGTTATGTCTACTTCTGAGTTAGTTGAGATGATTCAACAAAGTGACTTGACGGTCACTCCGAGTAGAGCTGAAGGGCTTGGCTTGATTCCTATACAGAGTGTTATGTGTGGAACCCCATGCATAGTTCCAAATCATTCTGGTTTTAAAGAATATAATCATCGGCCTGGTTTTGTGAGAGTTGAAAAGAATGAATTGGTAAAGGCAGAAGGGATTTACGCAGAAGGAGAATGGTACGAACCAGACTTCAAAGAACTTTGCGAAAAGCTTCAGTATGCTAAAGATAATCATAAAGCGTTACTGAAAGAAGCAGAGGAAGGTAGTAAGATATTGAGAGAGGAATATAGTATATCTGCTACATATTCATGTGTAGAGTCTCTTATTAACAACATTTATGTTAACAGATAAGGAGACATGAAAAATGGCTTTAACTGAGGGTAGTGTAGATAAAAACAGTATTATGGTAGGGGATTGGTCTGAAGTTTCAGTCGAATATCCTATCGGAAGCGATAACTGGTTGTTAGTGGGAAACGCACCAGAAGGAGCACTGGAGATATCTAAAGAGAATTTCGATCATGTAGGAACGTCATTCCCACGTACTATTGACTTAAGGATTCCGATCAGAGTTGATATGAAATTTACTGCGGTATTGGAAGAGATTTATTCTCAAAATATCCGCTTAATTCTTGGACAAGATCCTTCTGATGCAAGTTCTTACATTTATGTCGGGGCTTTAGCTCAGTCTCTTTTTGTAAAATTCAGAGCTAGAAGGGTGAGAGTTTCTGATGGTCAAATAATCACTGTAGTGTTTTGGAAAGCCAACACCAGTGGTTTATTACAGCTTGGTGGTGGGGACGAGGCTATCTCATCTCCGGTTGAATTTCAAGCGTTGGATGACCGTGAGGGTGCTTATGGCGGAAGTGCTGATGCTCCGTTGGGGTATCTGTATGTTCCGCCGAAATCTGTGTAATCGGTGTTTTAATAGGGGGAGAAATTCTCCCCCTATTCTATTTTTATTTTTTTTGGAGAAATTTTTATGAAGAATGAAGAATCTATGTTGCCTAAAAGTTTTAAGTTTTTTCTTGGTAAAAAGGAGTTTGAATTTACTGAATTAACGTGTCATAGAAAAGATACTTTACTGAAGATAATTGGTTCTTTTACTTTCGCCGATATAATGTCTTCCATTATGCCAATTTTAGACGAATTGAATATTGATATAGTAAAAGAAGGCGGAGAAGAGGACGCTCAGATTGGAAAATTGATAGAATATGCACTTCAAAATGAAAGTTTGTGGGGAGGATTAACTCTTTGTCTTGTGGAGGCGTTACAAATAGGTTTAGATGTTATTTGTTTGAGTCTTTGTGAAAAAGATACTACAGAAGATAATGAGTTGTACATAAGGAATAACATCACAGTAAGGCAAGAGCCTATTGTATTAGGGAAAATAATAGATTTAAATGAGTTACCACAAACGTTAAAAAACTATCAGAGCCTTCTAACGAGAGTGAAAGCCCTTGTGAAGAAGACGAAAACGAATTCCTAACTCTTGAAGAGTTGGTTAGAAGGCTCGCATTTTTATGGCATATGAACCCGTATTCGATGTGGCAGGAACAAACTCCACGTCAAGTATATCAATTGTATGATACATATAAGGATCTGCATAAGGACGTAGATAAGGATGTAGAAGGATCTATATCTGATGGTAAAAAGTATTCAAGTGGTAAAACGTACAATACGGTTGGGAAGCCGAAGATTTCCAAATGGTTACAAGAGATAATACCTGATGGAGCTACAGTTTATAACGCTGATATAGTGACACAGGAACAAATGATGAGTGATTAATAGGTATAGATTATGGCTGAAGAAAAAGCCAGGATTGGGTTTTCGTTAGATTTAAGTGATACAAAAGCTCAATTAGATGGTGTCGTAAAAGGATTAAAAGACGTTAAAACCGGTTTTAA